GGGCGCCTGGGCTTGACGATCGAGGTCGCGGGCCGCAGCCAGCTCGAGGACCAAGCAACGCTGCAGGACACAGGAGTCCTGACCACGGATGGAGTCCAACCCCTCCTAGGGGTCGACTTCGCGCGGCGGGACTTGGTGTCGCTGGCCGTTACCTTCCGCGTGCCCCTTACCCATGGGTTCCTCGCGCTGGTGGGGGTCTCAATTCCGCTTACGCACCCCGACTTTGCGCCCGAGGCAGCCACACCCATCTTGGGTCTAGGTGGAACGTGGTAGTTGCTATGCTGGCTCTCGCAGCGGTGCTAGGGTGGGGTGGAGTGGGGTGGAGCCACCCGCATCCGTTCTGCGTGCTCAACAAGAAATGTGCAAGGGGGCTACAAGGTGAGATGGGACCCGTGGGTCCCCAAGGACCCATTGGACTACCTGGCCCTTCTGGGGATCGTGGTGCTACTGGCCTTCCTGGTGTGGCTGGTGCTCCAGGGCCTGCGGGTCCAGTTGGACGTGTTGGTCCCACAGGTCCGGTAGGGCCATCGGGGGCGACCGGACCGTCCGGAGTACTAGGGCCGGCGGGACCAACAGGACCAACTGGCGCAATGGGACCAACCGGGGCCCCCGGCCCGAGTGCCCAGACGCAGATCGTAACCATCACGCAAGACTTCGGGCGGCCCGCATCGGGGGCGTTTATACAACTCGTCGCGACATGCCCACCCGGCATGCAAGTGGTAGGTGGGGGAACACTCGTTAACTTCGTTCCGCCAAGCGACACCGATACTGCACGGGTGCACCTGCTGTTTTCGGGCCCGCTTAGCGAGAGCGAATGGATGGTGGCGTCAACACTCGTATCGAGGCCCTCCCAGGGCTCGAACCTATTCTACACTGTAACGGCGGTGTGCATACCATGATTCACCGAGACTATTTCTTCGATAACATCAAGTATTACCTCTTCAAGTCGTTCAACCAGGACCAAGTAGATGGGCTGAACGTGTTTCTAGACTGGTACGACAACGAGAACCCACCCATCCCCGAGAAGTACCACATTGATGATCGGTGCCTGGCGTACATCTTGGCTACCACGTACCACGAGACTGCAGCGACGATGCAGCCCATCGCCGAGTACGGGAAGGGCAAGGGCAAATCCTACGGGAACCCGGCCGGCCCCTACGGACAGTGCTATTACGGCCGAGGGTACGTCCAGCTCACGTGGTACGACAACTATAAGCGCCAGGACGACAAGCTCGGTTTGAACGAGGCCCTCGTGAAAAACGCGGACCTGGCGCTCGATCCCCAGATCGCAAAGGACGTGATCATCAAGGGGATGTACGATGGGGACTTCACGGGGGTGGGCCTCGGCAAGTTCTTCACGATTGATTTGACTGACTGGTACAACGCACGGACGATCGTGAATGGGCACGATCGGGCCAGCGATATTGCCGCGTATGCAGAGAAGTTCGCCAACGCCCTAACGGAGATGTAGCCATGGCAAAGAGGCCATTGATGCAGGTACCCGCCGCGGTCAAGGGGAAGCCACCGAGGGCGATCCGACCACTGGCACCGAAGGCAAAGACTGGCGCGCCTAAGCGCGGGAAGATGGCTTACTGATGGCCCAGCAAGCAGGGGCAGGTCCACAGAGGCCGACCATGGGCCTGGATCAGTGGATGCAGGCGGATCCGGGTCAGAAAGCCGCGTTCGACAAGTCGATGTTCGACTACTACCGTCAGATGCAGGCTCAGGGTGGACCAGCTCTCGTGGGACCCGCAGCCGATTACCAGAACATTCCCCCAACGAATCCCTCGGCCGCCCCACAGACACCGCAAACGCCAGCGCCAGAGGCGGGTGGGACGCCAAGGAGCCTTGGCCTCGGCCTGGGGCTTAACGCGGGCCAACGCGCAAGCTGGCAGGCGGCCGCCCAGAGTGGGCAGGGCGCGCAGTGGCTCGGGGAGCACAGGAACGTTGCCCAGCGGGTCCAAAACCAGGTGCAAGCCGGAAGCCCGCAAGAGCAGAAGCTGCAGCAGTTCATAGCAACCGGCCAAGCGCAGAGGCCATACCAAAAGAACCAGCAAGCGCTCCTCGAGGCAACCAAGAGGAGGAGATAGCTATGCCATCCGTGTCGAAGGCCCAGCAGCACTTCCTAGGGATGCAGTACGGGAAGGCGAAGGCTGGGGAGAAGACGAAGGTTGACATGACCAAGAGTCAACTGAAGGACTTCGCGTCGACCAAAACGAAGGGGCTACCGGGCCACGTGAAGGAGGGAAAGCCGACGAGCGGCAAGGCTGTGGAGAAGGCGGCGGCCAAGCTGAGAAGGAGTCGGTAAAGATGCTGCTCATTCAGCTGGTGGTCATCCTGATCGTGATTGGGGTGCTGTTGTGGGCAGTGAACAACTATATCCCGATGGACGCCCGGATCAAGCAGATCATCAACGCAGTGGTCATCATTGCTATCGTGATCTGGCTCCTGTTGTGGCTGATGGCTGCGGTGGGTCTGGTCAGCATGCCAGGCACACCGAGGTTAGTGCCGTGACGTTCGACTGGCCGTGGTGTGCGCAGTGTGGGCACGGCGTTGACAAGGTGGAGCGGCGGCAGGACTTCTGGACGGGGGATGTGGTGTACACGGTGTATTGCCACGGCCAGTCTCAAAACCAGTGGGTTCGCGGACTAGATCTGCATGATGTGACGATGATTTGGGCCACGGCATCGGTGGACGAGAAGCCAACGGATCAATACCCGAGCGTAACGTACAAGAGGCCAAACTAGGTGCCTGAAGGCTACACATCGGGCGGGGGCCTGTCTGCTGGGTGGCAGAAGAGGCTGACGCCAGAGCAGCAGGCGTCGCTGGACATCCAGAAGATCCTGTTCCAGCACAGTAGACCATTCACGAGGACGCTTGAGGATTGGGAGGACGAGGCAAGGCGGGAGAGGGGCTTGTCGCCGGAGGCGTGGAAGAAGGAGGTGCTATCGCAGCCGAGTGACCAAAAGCTCAACGAGGCGATCAATGTGGCGCTCAGCTTCGGGATGGGCATAGTTGACCCGAAGTATAAGTTGCAAGCTGCATACCGGGATCCTGAGCTAGCGGAGTATACGGTTCATCGAGCGGAAGGTGGGGACCCGATTGGGCGAATGCGATTCGATTATACGCCCGAGAAGAAGCAGCTGTATCTTGGGTGGGCGAGCAAGAACGAGGGGATCGAGGATCTGGGGGCCGGACAGATGATGCACCTCTTCCGGGAGGTTGGGAAGGACTTCCCGGAGGCGGAGACGGTGAGGTTCTACCGGATACCCAACGAGCAGAAGGCGGGTGGGGGCACGGTTGGACGGAAGGGGTACACGGAAGAGGTCACGCTGCCGCTTAAGCGTCGTGCGAAGGGCGTGGAGAGCGAGGCGACACGGGAGATGTTTGGGCAGGCGGTGGAGCAGGAGCAGAAGAAGTCGCGGGTCGTGCGGCGGAGGATGGAGCAGGGCCCGACCGAGTACGATGAGGATATCCGACCGAACTACTCATTGCTGAGGGATCTGTCGGAGCACGACCAGGAGATTGCGGATCTGATGGAGGAGGGAGCGTTCGACGATATCAGCTATCATACTGGGGCGAGATTCCGGGAGCGAATGCAGCGGCTAGGGGCGGAGGGGGCCGTCGAGGTTAATGACCAGTTGAACAACAAGGCTCTCCAGCGGATGATCGAGGAGCGGCGGGCACGGACGGGTGTGACGGGACAGATACCGACGTTTGAGGAGGCATACGAACGGGGCTTGCATCTCGAGCACCGCGCGACACGGGCAGCGATGGAAGAGGAGGAGCGGAGGCTCACGAGGCTCCTGCAGCAAATACGGGGAAGCGATGAGTAGGCACCTAGATTACAGGGAGCTCGAGCCCCTCGAGCGGCGGGTGGCCCTGATGAGGGCGGCCGGTATGAGTGAAGCCGTGATTGGGCGCTTTATTGATACCGACTATATGACGGTCAAGAATATCCTGCTACGGCCCCGAGTCGCTCGATACTTGATTGCGCTGGAGTCGACGTTCGTGGAGGAGATCAGCGAGAGCGCGAAGCACCTAGACGCTGCGATCCAGAACGAGGCGACGTATGCGTTCGACGTCGAGCGCAAAGTAATGGATCGTCTATTTGCGATGGAGCAAAATGTCCGCGCACAAATTGGAGCAGCGTCGACGGCGCAGGATATACTTGATCGAGCTGGCAAACGCGCGCCAACGAAAGTCCAGACAGAGGTCACGCATACGATCGACGCCGAGGCCCTGGCGCATGTTGCTACTGTGCTTCAAGAGGTACATGGGCAGGCGGCAATCGACGTGACGCCAAACGGGAATGGGGGCCAAAATGGCCGCGAAGAAGCTGGCGACTGATTGGCAGGGCAAGAAGCCACCTACGAAGGGGCAGAAGGCATTCATCAACATAATACGGGCCCTCCCAGGGCCCAAGAAAGGGAAAGGTAAATGAAGGCCCTGAACAGCACGAGGCATGTGACTCTAAAGTATCCGCGCGACACCCCAAGGATCTCGAGGAAGCGGCTGTGGTACGACAGGAGTGAGTGGCGGCAGGATCCGCAGGCGGTGCTGGAGGGGAGCAAGGGGATCATTGATCAGCAGCTGACGGGGGCCAGGAGCACGGGGGCGCTCGAGCAGACAAACTACAAGGACTTCGTGGATCTGGTGAATCGGGCCGGCCGCGTGGGGATAAGGAAGGTGTGATGATGGAGAAGCGACTTGAAGAGGATCCGGAGGCCGAGGCGGACGAGGGCGGGGAGGAAGAACTCGAGGAGCTGGAGGACCCAGAGGACGATAGCGTTGACGATGACTAACTGCTGGATCGTTCAATCGCTGAAGCGATATGCTAGCTAGCGACTTCGAGCAGGCCGAGTACGCGGTGCGGACCGGGGACACGGGTTCGCGCAGCGAGCAGGTCCGGACGAGTCTGCGAGCCCAAGCGCAGCGTAGCACGTACGTGATGGCCAAGGCGATCATTGGGTTCCATGACCTGACGCCTAGGCTGCACGCGGAGATGTGCTCATGGATCGAGAGCCCAAGCACCAGGAAGCTCGGCCTTGTCCCGCGGGACCACCTGAAGACGAGTGTGTGGACTATCGCCGATACGGTAAGGTTGATCGCGGCGAACCCGAACATCAGGTTGCTGATCGCGAACGAAACGGCGACAAACGCGAGCCACTTCCTACGTCGTATCCAAGCGGTATTCGAGCGCGCTACGTTGTTCCGGTGGCTGTTCCCAGAGCTGATACCGGACATCGGGAAGTGCAAGTGGAGCGAGAGCGAGATGCTCGTCCCGAGGACGAAGGACTACCCCGAGAGCACGGTGGAGGTGATGGGGGTCGGGGGTGCGGTTGTTAGCCGGCACTACAATAGGATCAAGTTGGATGACCTGGTTGGGAAGGAGGCTAGCGAGAGCGTGGATGTGATGAAGAAAACGATCGATTGGTACCTGTACTGCGAGTCACTGCTCGAGAAGCCAATTGACCCGATTGAAACATACGGCACTCGGTGGACCCACAAGGATTTGTATGCGTGGATCCAAGAGCATGAGCACGACATCGACTTCTTCCATCGGAAGGCCGTTGACAAAGAGGGCCTGACCCTATGGCCGGAGCGGTTCCCGATCAAGGAGTTGATGCGCATCAAGAACAAGATCGGAAGCTTCAAGTTCAGTTGCCAGTACCAGAACGAGCCCTTCGATCCCGAGCACATGACCTTCGACCCTGGGTGGCTAAGGTTCTTCGAGCTAAACGGATGGCAGCCGGACGAGGACACTGGGAGCACGCTGCTGAACTTCGTCGGTGTGCCGAAGCCTGTGCGCGTCGTGCCAGTGATCCTGTGTGATCCAGCGGTTAGCGAGAAGGACTACGCCGCGCGAAGCGCGGTGGTGGTGGCCGGCCTCGATGAGGCGGAGAGGGTGCTGGTCTTGGAGGCGTGGGCCGATCGGAGCCAGCCGTTAAAGATGATCGAGAAGATCTTCGATATGGCCCAACGTTGGGACCCCATCGCCGTGGTAGTCGAGGGGGTTGCCTATCAGCGTGCGCTCAAAGGCTTCATAGAGGCCGAGTGTATTCGGCGGGGAAAGTGGCTCAATGTTCGTGAAGTGAGGCCCGGGGGCCGGGAAGGGAAAGAGAGCCGCATCAGGGGGCTTCAGCCGTACGCCGAACGGGGACGCCTTTGGATTCGACGGTCAACCTGCCAGGTACTGGTCGACGAGTTCGAGGCGTTTCCGTTGGGCGAAACTGTTGATGTCCTCGATGCGCTATCGTATGGCCCCCAAGTCTGGGTAACGCCTGACATGGATCGCCCCGAGATCGGAGCACACATGATCGAAGAAAAGGCCCCGAGCTACGAAGGAGTGAGTCGTGCAACTGGCTATTGATTCTTCCCGACCCGGGTATTCCCCCAGAGCCCTCCGGTGGGTGGTGGGGTGGGGTGGTCCGGGGGTGGGGGGAGGGGGGGTGGACTGAATGCCATCCACAGCTAGAGTAACAATCGCTCAACAAGATACAACGAAGGTCGTGACCGAGTCGCTAGATCACGTCTGGAACACCCAATACGGGCGCCACGATACCCTGAGCCTGGCCGCGGCCACATCTGCCACTGTCAACTGGCCGACGACTGGCGAGACCTTTGTTTATCTGGTCATCATCGTTCCTGGGGCCACGGGGGGCGACCTGACTCTGACCGCGGTGGGTGCAACGGGCGGCTGGCTAACCACACTCCCGCCTGGGAGCATCCGTACACCGATCCTGCTCCCGAAGCCCAAGACCGCGACCGGCTTCACGCTTCTTTCCACTGTCGCGGCCGAGTGCTCAATGGTGTTCTTCTGATGCCACAGCAATCAGCGGCAGGCCCAACCCAGAGTGCAAAGACGGCAGCCCAGGGCTCTCGACGCAACGACCCAATGCAAGTAGGGGCGAAGATGCCATCAGAAGAGGATTGGAAGAAGCTAGTGCCGAGAGACTCAGACCCAGCCGCCAAAGAGGCTATGCAGGCAATGTTCAAGGCGAGCTTCCTCGAGCCAGGCGTTGGCTTAGGGACTAAGGTTTCCGACCCTCAGACTGGCATCCGGCGCGAGCAAGCACGGCGGATGGCTCAGGGAGCGTCGGCCCGCGAGCGGATGCGTATGTTCCAGGAGGCTGGAGTAACCGACCGAGTTGGGATGGCCCGGATATTTGATCGCGCGTACACAACGCCTGAGAGGGCGTTCCTGATGGGCAAGGGGAAATAACATGGGACAGATGATGGGTAGTATGGGTACCACAACCGAGATGGCTCGGTCATCACCCAACTTCATGGGGCCGATGCCAGGCGAGACTACTGGCGCGTCAGGTGTCATGGGCGCGTTGGGCGGTCTAAAGAAGATGACGGATTTCGCCTCTTTTTTAGGAGATACGCCAGAGGAGCGCGCGGACAACGCGAAGAAGTTCGCTGCTCTGGTGAAGGACGTCGGTAACACCGTCAAGGACGTAGGCGATTCGACACTCATGCAGCGCATGATGAAGGAGCAGATGGGTGGCGCCCAATTCATTGGTGAGGGCCAGTCACCATCGGGCGGCATCTCTCCCATCCCACGTACCTTCGATCCGAGCGCGGCTGCCCAAATCATGAGCCGTTTAGGCTTCAAGTGAGGTGAGTCATGGGTCGTGCACAAAAGAACGTTCGTCGTGGTGGCAACACTCAGAAGAAGCCCAAGGGCGTGAAGTAGAATGTATACAGGAGTCATTCCGGGCGCTCCTGTCGCCTTGACCCCGAGGGACAAGCAGTGGCTACCTCAGTATCTATCCAGCGAGCTGGAGGAGGCGTTGTATGTGCATGAGTTGAAGCTCGAGTGGATTGACGAGTCCAACCGCTTGTATCTGGGTGATCCGCTTACGGCCCGGAAGACCTTTCCGTGGGACGGTGCCGCGAACCTTGTGGTGCCGCTGGTGGGCATCACTGTTGACTCGATTGTAGCTCGCATCATCAACACCATCTTCGCTGTCCAGCCCTTCTGGAGTGCCCAAGCGCTAATCAAGGACCTAGAGCCTGTCGTTCATCCGCTGCAAGACTTCATGGAATGGTCTCGCGTTAATGAGCTGGATATGTATGTCCAGATCCGTAAGTGGATCGTCGAGGTTGTGAAGCACGGGTGGGCCTACCTCAAGATCTATTGGGAGTCGTTTACCCAGCGTGGCTTCGTGGTTCAGGGCGGGGCCGCGCGGCCCAAGGACAAGATTGTCCGCCGCCCACAAGTGCAGCACGTCTTGCTAGCGGATATCATCTGTCAGTCTGGCATCGAGGACGAGCTCGGGCAGGCCGAGTGGATGGCCCACCGTATCCGTCTGACGGATGGCCAGCTTCAGTGGCGCAAGCACGATCGGGTGTACGAGGAAGTCGACAAGATCCTGGCTCATAAGGCTGAGATGACGCCGATGGAGGAAAAGGTCCTCGAGAACGAGCTCGAGAAGGACGCGCCGAAACCTAGGGACAAACTGAATACACTCTACGAAGTCTACGCGGACTTGCCTCTCGCGGGTAGCGACCTACCTGTGCCTGTGATGATTACCTACCACCACGAGACGCGGACGATCGCCCGCTGTGTCTATAACCCTGATGTAATGGGCGAGCGTCCTTTCAAGAAGGGCAAGTTCATCGACCGAGAAGGGAAGCGAGATGGGATCGGGATCTCAAGGCAGCTCGCACTTATACAGGACGAAATATCCACGCTACACAACCAGCAAGTTGACAACGCAACCCTCGCCAACACCAGGTTCTTTGTGGGGCGACGTGGTGTCGTTAGAAATGGAACTAAGGTCTGGCCCGGGCGGTTTCTTACAGTGCCAGACCCGGCAAGGGATGTCATTACCCTCCCGATGGCCGATGTGTATCCCAGCATGCGGCAGCTTGAGACATCGTGCCTTGCATATGCTGAACGACGATCCGGAGTTGCTGATTACCAGTTGGGTCGAGAGTCGAACGTACTCGGAAACCGGGCGACTGCGACTGGTACCCTTGCCCTCATCCAAGAAGGCAACCGACGATTCGATCTAAATGTTCGCGACGTTCGTGATTGCCTGGGTAGCGTGGGCAAGAAGCTCCTGCTCTTGAATGCCCAATTCCGACCATCCGGGATGGCCTACTTCGTAAAGGGGGCCGACGGTGAACTGGTCGAGAACGTCTTTAACCTTCCCGACGAGTTCGTCGCCGACGGCATCGGGATGGAGCTGACAGCGAGCACCGCGACCATCAATCGTGAGATCGAGAAGCAAGGCTTGCTGGCAATGATGGGTACCCTCACCCAGTACTACCAGCAGCTGATCCAGATCGGTGGAATCGCCATGAATCCGCAGACCCCACCTCCGATTCAGCAAATGGCCGTACAGATGGCCGACGGTGCTCGCTACCTTATGTCGATGATCGTCCAGACTTATGAGATCCGGGCGGTCGATACCCTGCTGCCACCGAGCCTAGCCGACCAACTGGAGAGTGATGCCAATGCCAATCCCCCACAACCCGGAGGACCTCCGGGAGGCCCTCCACAGAATACAAACGGAACCGGAGTGGGTTCTCCTATGGGAGCATCTTCTGGAGGCCCGGCAGGGGTGCCTCCTGCGCCTGGTGGGGTGCAGTAACTGGGAAGAGTTCCTGGAGATCCGGGGTGAGTTCAACGCGCTGAATGTCGTCATTGACTTCGGTGATATATTGCTAGAGCGCCTGGAACAGGCGCGGCAAGAGGTGACAAATGATCGGCGACAACGAGGACGAGAAGGCGGATACTCAGGACGAGTCAACGGAGAAGGATGAGTCAAAGGTTGACCTATCTGAGAAGCTCAGCCGTCTAGAGCAAGAAAACCAGGAGATGCGTGGCGTCACGCAACGTAGCCTCGAAGAGGCTGCGGCTGCGCGGGGCCAAGTCAGCGTCATCCTGGAGCAGATCCAGCGGGCGGCCGCCGCTGGCGATCGGGGCGCTCAGCAACAAGTCAAGACGTTGCGGGACCGCTTCGACGAGGACCCAGTTGCCGCGATGAACGATCTCGTGACAATGAGGGTTGGCCCAATCGTGCAGGAGTACTTCGGACGCAGTGCGGACAACGAGCGGGATATCGCTCGTCAGAAGCATGGTAAGCAGTTCGACAAGTACGCCGACGAGGTCGACGAGTTCATGAAGGACATGCCGCTAGATGTCAAGGCGAAGCCTGGCAGCTACTCGGCTGCACTCAAGTACGTGCGCTCCCAGCACCTCGAAGAGGAGGTTGAGGAGGCACGCAAACAGGAACGCGAACGCGCTTCGCAGCCGGAAGGCGCCAGCCCGGCTGAGGCAAAGGAGTCCAGGAATCGGCCCGTGTCCCGTGAGGAGCGGGAGATCATGAAGGCGTTCGACATGGATGAGGACGACTGGAACAAGTGGGGAACCCCAACTGGTGATCGGCCGGCCAAGTCCAAGGGGCGCACAAAGGCTGCGTGATGGGTATAACCTTCGTGAAGGACGAAGCGGACAAGAAGATGGCGGCGGGCATCTATGACCCGCTCCATGTCGAGAACAAGGATCCGAACTACCACTACAGGTGGCTCCGCAAGGAGAAGTTGAACATGGCCCGTAAGCGGGACTTCCTCGGATATGAGGTCGTTCAGGGCGGGCCAGAGGAAGGCGTGTGCAAAGACAACACGCCTCTGAAGGCTGGCGAGGCGATCGTCGGCGCGGTCGAAGTAGGGGACCTGGTGCTCGCGCGGATTCCGAAGGAGCTGCACGAGGAATACCGGAAGCGGAACAAGCAAAAGATCGACGCTCTGGCGACCGGCGTGACTGCTGGATTCAAGCAGGCGGTGGGCGAGGGAGCGTACGAGGAGCATCGGGACGTGCCGGGCTACGCGGGCAGCGTCACTCGGGACGATGTGGATCTGGAGGATAAGTAGATGCGGCAGCTTGAGCAACAGAGGACCGTCTCGGGCAACAGCCCTGAGACGTTGACCTTTCCGGAGGCTGCGGGACAGACCTTCGAGGTGGGAGCGCCGGTGGTACTCAGCGCTGCAGGGACCGTGCAGGAAGCTGCGACGCCTGCGGCGTCGGTCGTTGGCGTGGCGGCGGTGAACGCTAGTGGGGTGACGGGTAGGGGCGCTCAGGTCTGGATTGCTAACGACGACACGCTGTTCGGTGTCGTGATGCCGGGCGGGGTTCAGGCCGACATCGGTAAGCTGGTGACCGTCAAGAAGACTGGTGCCCTGTGGACCGCCGATCGTGCAACAGCGGGTACGTTCTTGGTCATGGAGATTGGCCAGTCGTTGCCCCCAGGCCAGGTGATCGCGCGTGGGAAGTTCTTAGAGAGCGCGACCCAGCTGGCGAAGACGGCGTAGGAGGGGGGCATGGTCAACGTATCAGGTGCATTTAGCTATCTGCTGGCCCCTGGTCTGCGGAAGGTGTTCTTCCAACACTTGGAAGACCGCCCAGCCGAGTATTCGAAGATCGCCAACCAGGAGAAGTCCAGCAAGGCATACGAGGAGGATCTCGAGGTGGGCGGCCTCGGGTCCATGCCCATCAAGCCCGAAGGTCGTGGGATCGTGTACCAGGACTTCAGGCAGGGTGGCAAGAAGCGCTACATTCACTTGACGTACGGGCTCGGCTTCCGCGTTACCCTCGAGATGATGGAAGACGATCTGTACAACGTCATGAAGAAGAACACCAAGGAGCTGTCCAAGGCCGCGCGGAATGCGCGGGAGGTGGCCTTCTTCAACATGCTCAACAACGGGTTCACAACGGAGTACGGGTTCCCGAAGTTTGGCTTGAACGAGCCGCTGTTCAGCGCGACACATACCAAGCTAGGTGGGGGGACGGGTTCGAACCGGGCGGCCACCGATGCAGACCTCTCGCCAACGTCCCTCGAGGCTGCAATCATCTCGTTCGAGTCCCTAACCGACGAGATGGATATCCCGGTCGTCATCAAGCCGAAGCTGTTGGTCGTCGGGCCTCAGCTCAAGATGACTGCCCGGGAGATCCTTGGCTCGGAGTTCAGGCCGTACACCTCGAACAACGAGATCAACGCGTTGCGCGAGGAGGGCCTTGACTACATGGTCGGGCACTACATCGTGGATCCGGACAGCTGGTTCCTGCTAGCTGGCAAGGGCGACCACGACCTGAACTTCTTCGAGCGGCAGGCGGTTCGGTTCCAGAACGGTGATGACTTCGACTCGGGCGACGCAAAGTTCAAGGCGTTCCAGCGCTTCTCCACCGGCGCAGGCGAGTGGCGGGGCGCCTACGGATCGCAGGGGGCCTGACCACAAGGGCGTTCAACGATTGAACGACCAAGAGGGAGGCCAACAATGCCACTCGGTAATCTGTATCCACGGTTCGTGAGCGTTCTAGGGTCCGACAAGCAGAAGAGCGGGCTTGGTGTGTTTGGGGTGCTTACGACCTGTGGCACGTTGTCCTTCTCCACCACTGGGGGTGATTTCTGGATCTATCTTGACGGTACGAATCCAGTCACCCCTATGTGGGGAGGATTCACCGAAGTCATGACAAACCCCGGCGGCGGTGTCGCGCTGGGGACAGCCGTAGCGGTTACCCCAACTGAGCTAGATCGAGTCGAGGGTATCACTGTACTTGGGGCTGGGCGGGTTTCGGGCGCTGCAGTAATAGTGGGCCCGAAGCCTGCCTTGGGCCTAATGAGGAACAACACGAACGATATCGTTTACTTGTTCGCGCTTCCGAACGGGGACCTACGGATGGGTAGCGAGGCGAACTGGCTCGCGGGGGCTGGGGGGACTCTACTGGCCACTATTGCTCCTTCGGGCTTCGGGGATACTCGCCGAGAGGGTGCGAGTTTGCTGAAGGGCAATACCCGCCCAGATACCTACAATGGCTTAGTACTTGCATCTAGCGGAGTTCGAGGTGCTGGGCTTCTGCTGGCTTCTGGCGACCATCGAGCCGTGGTTGCGATGTCTGCTGATACCGCAACTACTTTGAAGTTCGAGCAGGCAACTGCTTGGCTTGCGGCAGCGTAATGGACACACGGTACCGCATCGAGATTGAGCACACTGGGGAGTGCTGGGAGGTGCGGTTCCCGCAACTGAGGGGCTGCGTCGGTCGTGGATTCACTATTGAGGAAGCGATCGACGCAGCACGATTTGCACAGGACGACTATCTGTTAAGATTCGCGGACGCTCAGCGGTGGGGGGAGATCTGTGGCTAAGTCGGTTGTAAGCCTCACAAGGCTCCAGAATCCTGACGACATCATGTACTGGTCGCGGCAGCATGTCGAAGAGCTACAGAGGATATTCCTAGGGTCCGGCGCGGGCTTCATCGACGGGGACGCGATCCTGGATGGAACGCTTGGAACCGACAAGTTGCTGGCGACGGCTGGTGGGATCTGGAACTCGAGTCACGCTTACCCGATTGGTACCGCTCAGATAATCCAGCTACCAAACGTGTGGGCAAGCTCGGGTGGCGTGATTACAGCGACGAATGAGTTAGTAGCACCTTCATTCGCTGGGTGGGGCATCGTTACATTCGCTGGTCGTATCATGGAGACCGACGCGGGTGGAACGCGTATAACTCTGCAGGAGAATCCCGGTAGTGGTTACTACGATCGTATGGGATGGTCGGGCGGCATACCTGTGGATCCTAACCTCTCGCTGTTGATCCCAATGGCCGCGAACGCTCGATACCGGATGACCATCACGAATACCAAAGTGCAGACCCTGGGCTTTGGTCTGTTTACCCTTGGCATGATTGGCCAAGCGGCGGAGCCACCATGAGCGAGTACGGAGAAGTTGGAAGCACCAGCCCCGGACCAGTGTTCCCGCGGTATGGGGAGCAGTGGTTCGAGTGCTACATTTGCGGGTTCGATTTCCCGCTTAGCGAGGCTCGTCGTCACTACAAGAGCAACCGCCTTGTTGACATGGCTTGTGATGACGAGAAGACTCACAGCGACTACATGGCAGAGCGCGAGATTCCTCGGGAGGAACCTATAGAGACGGAGCAACCTGTTACTTGCCAGGGCCCGGCCGTGGATGATACGTGGTATGGTGGGTTGTGGAACGAGATGGAGTGGTACGGGAAGGGTGACCCATGTGAGACGCAGCCGGTACCGCCGATCGGAACCCTGCCACCTACCGAGACCTTGACACCGGGCATGCCGACCCAGCCAGGAACATTAACACCTGGCATGCCTGTGCAGGAGGATCCTATGCTGCTGGAGGCGGTGTGGACCTACAACAATACCAAGACTGAGCCTCCCCAGAGGGGGCAGATTCGGTATGACAAGATAGATACGTTCTTCATCCACAAGACCGATCAGGACGGCTTCTACCGGGGGCCTGAGATGGAAGGGAATACGTTGCCAATGGACCTGCTAGTCCGGGGCAACGATGAGTCGATGGTCACCTTCACAATCGGGAACGCACACGACAAGGGAACTTACTATGCATTCCAGGGGCATGTGACGCAGGGTGATCCAGAGTTGATAACGACTGGTCCGGTTCTCCTAACCTGGCTGAGGGGCTGATGGGTACTATCCAGCGGTCAATCAAGCGGGGCGATGTTCGGCAGTTCGATGAGTCCTACGCTAAGGGCTTCAAGAACGCTTGGGCGAGTGAGGTCGACGCTGACTTCAACATCTTGTTCGACTCGTGGAACAACGGGTTCCCCGGGAACCTAGCCCTGGCTGATGGCAGCGTTACGAACGCGAAGCTAGCTGACGGTTCAGTCACCAACAGTAAGCTCGCGGCTAATAGCGTGAACAGCGGGAATATCATTGACGGAGCAGTCACAACCGTTGACATCCAGGACGGGGCGATCACGGGGCCGAAGATAGCTGGCGGCGTAATTGACCTAACGAAGCTGGCTGCGAATTCCGTTGATGCCTCGAAGATCGTTGACGGGTCAGTTGGCTCGGCGGAGCTGGCCGCTAACTCTGTTACGACTCCCAAGATCGTTGACCTAAACGTCACCACGGTGAAGATCGCGGATGGGGCGGTAACGGACGCGAAGATCACTTCGGTAGCATGGGCTAAGATTACAGGTGCTCCAGCGGGTATGGCTCCGTCGGGAGCCGCTGGCGGATCGCTTGCTGGGACCTATCCGAATCCTACAATCGCGGCTAATGCGGTTGGCCCAAACGAGATTCTTGACGGGTGTGTCTCAACCACTGAACTTGCGCCGAATGTTAACCAGCGCCTCACGCCACCTTATGGGGTTCCGCAGGCGAGCATGGTGCTGTCGGTGGACGCTACTGGTACCTCAGTGGTCTGGCAAGCTGCCCCACCAGCTACGCTTACGCCCGGTCAAGTCACCACCCCGTATATCGCGGACGCGCCGAATGGTGTCACAGACGCAAAAATTACCAGCGTGGCCTGGACAAAGGTGACAGGAGCACCCACCTCGCTGCCACCGTCTGGGCCCGCTGGTGGTGATCTGGCAGGGACCTACCCAAACCCTACGATCAAGCCTGGGTTGATCCCTGTGATCCCGACCTCGCTACCACCATCGGGACCTGCTGGTGGGAACCTCACTGGTAACTACCCGAACCCAACGATCGGCGCTGGTCAGGTCACGAACGCGATGGTCGCTGATGTGGCCTGGAGCAAGCTAACTGGCACCACCGGTGCAATCGTGGATGCCGACATCAACGCCACCGCTAACATCAACTGGAACAAGATGGCGGCGACCGGCTCGGTCGGTGGCGACCTTGGCGGCACGATGCCGAACCCAACCGTCATTCCGACAGTGAAGTCGAAGTGGACGGACAGCGGCACCGTCCTTAGTCCGACGCCAGCCGCCTACGCGGGCAAGCTGTCACTAGACTCGACGGGGCACCTCGCGCTGCCGGCTGACACGAACCAGCTGGTGCTCGGCCCGTCCACGATCAAGTCGCGCATCCGGGGCTTCAGCACGGGCGCGCTCGGCTTCTCCACGAACCGCACCGACGCCGACGGCCAGGACGACGCCACGCGGCCGACATGGCGGATGACCATGAACCCGGCAGCGGGCGCGGACACGTGGGCGATCGACCGCAAGGTTCCGGGCGGCGGCACGTTCGCGAACCTGCTCACGCTCGACAACACGGGCAACTTGATAGTTGCCAATCCTACGCAAGCGATCCGTGTGCTGCTCGGTCCCTTGAGTGCGGGCGGCGTGTTCCTCGCTGCCAACAACTCCTTCGCGCCTGATGTCCCAGCATCCCCCTCATGGTCACTGCTCCTCGATGCAAGCGCGACCGACAAGTGCTATATCCAGCGGCGCGCGGGCGGTGCGGCGGCAGGGGGTGGGGCGAACCTACTCACGCTCGACAACCTCGGTGACCTAACGACGGGCATGGGCACGGTCAAGACCGTGTGGCGTGGGGCCGATACGGCCGCCGCCATCCGCTACAACCGAGACAACGTAGGCACGCAGCAGGATGTCAGCAAGCCGGGGTGGGTGCTCCAAGTAGGCGGCTCTGGAGCCAACGACAGCGCGGCGTTCTTCCGCGCCGCGCCTGGCAACGGGGCTCTGACCACCCTACTGGCGCTTGACAGCGCGGGCGTTCTCACCGTCCCCGGTAGCACCATGAGCGCGGAGGCGCTGCGGATCGGCAGCCGCACCATCAAGGGTCGTCTCGCCACGCACGGGACAGTCGATAGCACATACCTGACTAGTAACGCGGTCCTCAATGCTAGCTCGACCGCGTGGGTGCAGGATGACGTGAGCAAGTCCTCCTGGGTGCTGCGTCTCGATACGAACGGCGATGTGTTTACATTGGGGCGCATCGCGCCGGGTGGCACGCTCACCGGCACACCCATGCAGACCATAGATGCATCTGGAAACCTGACCATCGTCGGCGCGACCGCCACCAAGGCCAGCGGCACCACCTGGGCGAACCCGAGCGACGAACGGATGAAGCGGGACGTGGCGGACTACGGCACCGGGCTCGCCGCGATTACGCAGCTGCGGCCTGTGTCGTTCAAGTACAATGGGCAGTTCGGCAGCGTGGATGACGACCGGCTCTGCTACGGCTTCGTCGCGCAGGAGGTCGAGCCCGTGATGCCCGAGTGCGTGGGGGAACGCGACTACTTCCCCCTGGGTCCGGACAACCCCACAGCGACTCGGATCAAGACTCTCGACCAATCGAACATGATCCTCGCCCTGGTAAATGCGGTGAAAGAACTGGCGGCGCGGGTGCAGGCGTTGGAGGCAGCATGAGTCTGGAAGAACGAAGGAAGGTACTGACGGAGCGCCTGGCCAACGCTCGAGCGCAGCGGAACGAGTTGCGAGAGGCGTTGGCCCAGCATGAGCAGGGTATTCAGCAGATTATGGGTGCGCTTCAGGTGTTGGAGGATCTAATCAATGAATCCGCAGACATACGACGACATCAAGACGGAGGTGATCAAGCGGCTGGGCAACCGGCAGGATCTCTCGACGAGGGCGGACCAGTGGATCAACGACGCCTTCACGGAACTAACTCAGGCTCCCAAGGCGAGCTTCCGGGAACTTGATGCGCTATACGATGTGGTGGCGAAGCAGGGTGTCCCACGGCTTGAGGTACCGGGGGACTTCTGGTTTATCTTGTCGTTGAGGGACCCCACACGGAAGCTCGACCAGGTGCACTGGCAGGTCCTAGATAAGATCTACCGGACGGTAGGTATCGCAACGAGGTTCGCGCGGTACCAGGACCACCTGGAGCTGGACCCGATACCGGCCCAAGACACCGCGATGGTCATGCGGTATCGGCGTCGGTTGCCTACGTTGAAGGCTGGGTTAGAGATCCCACTCGAGCGCGAGTGGCACGAGATCCTGGTGACGCTGACGGTTGCAAAGGGGCTGGAAGCCCTGCAGCGTTTCGAGGAGGCTGCCGGCTACAAGGGCGTGATGGAGCAGAGTATAGCTAGCCGAATGGACAACCCGCTGCTGGAGGATGATGGGTACGAGACTACCATAGGGGTTCGCTTTAGTTGATGCTTCACTAATTGAAGGGGTGAGAGGGTGAGCCAGCAGCAATTCAGCCATAGCCAGGTCCCGACGAAGGGCTTGTATACTAGCGCGGTGTCCGATGCTCTAACGCCAGACTATAGTCCGTGGTGCCAGAACGTGCGCTTTCGGTTTGGGCAGATACTAAAGGCTCCCGGTCGTTCGATCGTGCTTCAAACGCAGCCTAAGACCGTTATGGACTTTGCGCTACACACTGACATCTCAGGTAACAAGACGGTGTTTGCCCTGGCTGCGAATGCACTTAACGATAACGATGCCTCACCGTACAACGGTACAACTCACCAGTTAGGTACTGCGATTGCTCTGCCGCCTGTATCCCAGTTGAGTCGCCGGTTCTCGTGGACGCAGGGTGAGGAGCGGCTGTTCGTTGTGCGGGCCTCAGCGATATCAGCTGTCAAGGCTACAAGCCCAGGAGTGTTCACGGTTGAGGTGTTGACTAGCCCACAGGCTCAATTCGTGGAATACTTCGGCAATCGTGTCTTCTTGATGAACGTGATTGGTGCAGCGAACCGGATCCAGTGGAGTGCGCGGGCAAACTACTCAGATTGGGTCCAGGGCCTAGGGCGTGGTGGATGGCTGGATCTGTACGATGGTACCGTTGACAACATAACGGGTGGCCACGTACTGAACGATCGACTTGTGGTGTACCGTACGTCGTCGATCACGGATATTGTATCAACTGGCGACGACACGGCCCCGTTCTTGCCCCAGGGCCGGGCGTACGGGATCGGGTGCCAAGCACCCTGGACACTTTGCAACGCGGGCCAGTTCCACGTGTTCTTGGCCAACGACTACAACGTGTATGTGTGGGATGGTTCAAAGTTGACTGCCATCGGCACTCCTATCCACAATTACATCCGGCAGGTTCTCGATCAAGGCGACTTGAGTAACTGGGTTAATTTGCCGTTCGGTGCGATGTTTACGGGCTTCAAGGAATATCACCTGGTGGTCCCGCAGCCTAGTGGGCAGTGTGTCGTGTTGGTCTACGATTACCTCCGCGATACGTGGGCTCGGGATGTATTCACGAGCCTACGGGCCCTGTATGAGTTCTGGCAGACAGGGCTTACTGGCTCGCCAGGTTATGACGGAACAGGTTTCCCGGTTATCTACCCGGTGCTACTGGCGAGTCGAGACAAGGACTTCTTCGTGATCGACGAGCGGATAGATGGAGACCGCCTATCGAGGCCCGCGGACGGTGGACTGGAGATGCTTGTGGATACGCCAGACATGTACTGGGATCCAAACCAGTTCCAGAACGCTACGCTCGAGCGGGTACTGGTCTCGCAAGGCTGGCCACGGACTCCCGTGGCAATGTCGTGGTTGCTCGAGATAAGTGTTGACCGGGGCCAATCGTTCCCGTTGTCGCTGACTGTAACTCCAACGCAGAGCCATTGGGGTTACGAGTTTGTGGACACGAATGTGACGACTCAGGTTCGCAGATACCGCTTCCGGTATCCTGTTGAGAGCGGGGCTGGTAGACCCAGCTGGAGAGGATATAGCGAGCTTTATGTTCCCAGCGGAGAGTTTTTCCCAAGTGAGCGCGAAATCGGCGGACTCGGACGTGACCTTCCGCCCACTGGTGTTGAGTAAGGGCAAGCTCGAATACCTGTGGGAGCGAATGCGGCAGTATCCACAGGTATTTGACGATGTGATCCCGCGTACGTTTGAGGCGTTCAAGGAAGGCATGCTAGCTCCGACGAACCAGTTCTACGAGATTGTGCAGGGCGAGGAAACGCTTGGCCTGGCGGCTGCCACGCAGGTTCGTCCGAGGTTGGATGCCAACATGCACGTCGTGATGTTCGATCGCCGGCTAAGGGGCCGAGAGCCGGTGTTGCTGGCGGCGATGCGGGACTTCGCCTTGCGCGCACAGCTTAGGCGGATGACAGTAATCCTACCGGAAGATAACCGGACAGCCATCAAGCTCGTGGGGCGGTTAGGCTTCAAGCTTGAGGGCGTGGTGAGAAAGGCGCATTTACGAGATGGAATCTACCGAGACTGCCACCTCTTTGGGATCCTTGCCGAGGAGCTATATAGCGACGGCAACAGTGGAAGACATCCATCAGCTGGGGGAGATGGGGACAATCTTCGCGAGCCTATACGGGGCGGGCCTGATGAGATTCAACCCGGCAGTGTTCAAGTCGAAGATGACTCTGTTTATGAGCCAAGGCACGGGGACGATCCTGTGTGCTCATGAGGACTTCGATCTCAAGGGCGCGATCGCGGGCGTCGTGTACGAGAACGTGTTCGATGGGGAGCTGTGCGCTAGCGAGCTATTCTGGTACGTGTGGCCCGGGGCACAGAAGGGAACTGGAACTCGGTTGCTGGAGGCATTTGAGGAATGGGCCAAATTCCGTAAGTGTACTCGGGTAACGATGGCGTATATGCTCCACAACATGCCCGATCGCTTAGCGAAGTTTTATGAGCAGCAGGGCTACACGAAGTTTGAAAGCCACTATGTCAAGCTGATATGAAGCCGTACCTAATAGCCGTGGACGAGGTGTTCCCGTGGAACGAGTTCCTACTGCTGCGGGAATACGCATGGAACATGGAGTACCAAGATAAGACTGGGCCCGACGGTGTGGTCTACAAGGACATTGGGTCGCCGGTACCGGCGGTGGCTCAGGAGATGCTTACCCACACATTGTCCTGGTTGATGGGCTACCGGATAGTGCTGAAGATCTGTGCCTTCCGTCTATCGCCCGAGGGGACCGAGCCGCCACAGTGGGCACATAGCGATGCGGAGGTCTCGAAGTGGGCGTCGTTCGTTTACATGAATGAGGGCCCAGGGGGCACGGTGCTGCTTAGGCACATCGATCACGAAATGACTGAGCATCCAAAGAACCAGGCTGAGATCGATGTATGGAAACGGGACTGCAACGATATGTCGAAGTGGAATATTATCGCTGAGGTTCCCTGTAAAGCCAACCGGGGACTCGTGATTCCAGCTAACCAGCTACACGCGGCGATGCCGCCGCGAGGATTTGGGCAGTCGCCAATCGACGGGCGGTTGATCCTTTGGTCGTTCTTTGATTAGGAGGTATGTATGGCCGCGGTGACAGCAGCGGTGGTCGCCGGCGTGGCAACAGTCGCCGCGACTGGCATGCAGGTGGCGCAATCACAGGGCGCGTTTGGTGGCGGTAGTGGGAGCGGTAGCCAGCCAAACGTGAAGCCAATGCCGGAGGACCCCCAGGACAAGGCGATGAAGGACTACTTCGCCAGGATGACGGTCGCCAACGTGGACAAGACGTATCCAGGCTTCGGCGAGTTCCTGGAGTCGGGGGGCGATCCAGCGAAGGCCAAGTTCGATCTAACCGTCCCGGGCCTGAAGCCCAGCGAGGCGGCAGCCCTGGGGTTCGTCGGGGGCAAGGGCGAGGATATACCCGAGGTGAGCCAGGCGGGCTTAGCGTCGGGAGACATCACTAGCCTTACGCCGGCACAGCGGATCTTCTTGGCGAAGGAGCGAGCTGGTCAGGCTGCTGCATCGGGTGGTGAAGCGGGACCATGGGCTAGCAAGGTCAAGCGGCTGGGTGGCAAGATTGGGCGGTTGGAGGACAAGCTAGCAACGAAGTTCACACCTACTCCAGAGATCGAGCCCAGAGAGCAGAAGATCCAAGACAAGCTAACCAGGCTGCGTGGTAAGCTAGACACCGCCACCATGGCTGGCGACAGGTAAGCTCTAATGGGACAACAACAAGGTACGCAGATTGGTAACACCGGTATCATGGGCCCAGCGCCCACGATCCAACAGGCCGGTGCAGGCACGAACAAGACCATTGCTCCGTACTACGTTGGCTCTGGTGCGACGGGCAATGCGTACGAGCAGATGGTAGCGAAGGAGTACCAGGGTATCGAGGGTCGCACGACGAATCGCTTCGACGATATGTTCAGTAAGTACGTGGATGTGGCGAATCGGGAAGCAGTCCGCCAGGCATCCCAGATCGGTGAAACTCTTGGTAGCCGTGGCGCCTTGTACTCGAGCGCGAACCTGCAACAGCAGGCCGACATGAGACAGAAAGCTTCGCAGGACATTGCGGCTAAGGGCGCCGAGTTCCAGACGACACTGGAGAACCAGCGCCAGGCAGCGATGCAGAATGTCATGTCCAACCAGGCTGGTATAGCGCAGGCGGAGTACGGTGCTCGTGAGGCTGCGATGGCCCGTGCGTACCAGGACTTTATCCGTCGGAGCGATGTGCCTCCGTTCGCCAGCACGGGCGCGCAGTGGGGTGCCACACGGCCAGGCTCTGGGACCATGGTGACCTGACATGCCAGTCGTAGATCTCAGGGGTAAGAACGCTGAGCGGCAAGCTCAGATGATGATGATGATGCAGCAGTTCCGGAATCGCTCGGCCACGCTGGGTGGAGGCGAATCGGAGCTGGAGCGGGTGGAGAAGGAGATAGAGGAGAGGCGGAAGGAGCGCGAGGAAGAGGCGCGTCTAAGGGGCGTGGCTGAGTCGCAGATGGGTGCCAACCGGGCGCTCGAGGAGCAGCGTACCAGCGCGAAGAACGTTGGCGAGTGGAAGGCTGGCCAGCAGAACATCCTCGACTGGGAGGAGGAGGCTCGTAAGAAGAGGGAGCTCGAGGAGGGCACCCTGCCACTGAGGCGGGCTCAGACCGGCGAGGCACTGGCTGGTACTGAGTTCAAGAAGCAGCAAGCTATCCACGAACGGGCCCAGACTGGCAAGACCCTGGCTGAGACTGAGGGCATCCTCAACGAAGACCAGCGAAAGTCCACGGAGGCTTTGATCGACCGAGCCCGGCGGCAGCGGAACATGGCTCGCGTGACGGTAACCGAGGGTGGTGTCGTAGATAAGTCGGGCGCGGATGCCCTCGAGCACGCCGAGCGGGTACTGACGGGTAACCCTGGCTACGTGCTGCCCCGCAACCCTGATGGCTCGTGGAAGGCGCCGAGCAAGGTCGAGCTAGGCATGGTGGACGAGAAGGGGAACCCCACCGCGAAGTATGCCGAGGCGATTGACAAGATCCAGGAGCCGAACAGTCCGTTTGGGAAGCTGATGGGGGATGCTGCGGAGGCCAAGGCTAACGGTGCACCGCCATGGGTCATGGAGCAGTACAAGGCGAAGTGGCTCAAGGAGTCGGCGATGACCGAAGGCGAGATGAAGGGCTCGATGGTCAAGCCATTCTTGGAACGGCAGGACTACGAGGGCGCAGCACGGGCCCTGGCAGCCTTTAGGGCACCGCCAAAGCCCCAGATGCCCAGCAAAGAGGAGCGAATGGAGTTCGCTCGGCAGGGCCGTCTCATCACGCAGATTGAAGGGATCCAACAGCAGTACAACAAGTTGAAGTCTGAGGGGCGAATCCCGGTTGGACGCCTACGACAGCCGATGCTGGATGCCTGGGCGGCGGTAGGAAACGATGACCCTGAGTTGCAGACCCTCCGCAAAGACGTGAACCAGATGATGGGCGATTACGTCTTGTATCTATCCGGCCGAGCGGCGACGGACCAGGAGCGGGCGGATATCAAAACTAGGATCCCGTCGTTGTTCGACAGCACCCAAACGTTTGAGGCGTCACTACCCGCGTTCCAGAACAAGGTCAAGACAAACGTTTCGATCGACGCTGGCCTTCTCTACAGCCTTGGCTACAAGATCCCCGACAACGTGCCGATCCTGCCGATGGAGGACATTCTCAAGCAGGGGCCGGTACCGAACATCATCACTGAGACGGGCTTCATCCCGGCCGAGAACATCAAGCAGCACATTAAGGGTATTGGGGTACTGGGCCGGGATCCGAAGCGCATAGGTGATCTAGCCAACGAGCTACGAGACAAGGGTGGGCCGCCGGTTGCCCAACCGGGTGGTCCCGAGTCGAGTGAGACCCAGGAGCCACCGATGTCTACGGAGAGCAACGCCGTGCTGTCGCCTGAGCTACCTAGTGACCCGAAGGCATACAAGGATCCAGCGAAGGCACGTGGCTTGCTAATGGAACGTGACAAGATCATGAAGAGCCTGGAGGACTGACATGAGTCCAACCGAGCGTGAGCGCGCCTTAGCGAAGCTAGCAGAGATCGACGCCCAGCTCGAGGCAGAACGTACGATGGACCCTAGGGGCCCAGCCGGCGCGTTCTCGGAGCCGATCTACACCACTGACAAGCCGCCAGTCATAACCGAGGGAAAGGGCAGCTTGCAGAAAGCCGTGGAGTTCGGGGTACCAATCGCGACGACCATGTACGGTGCAGCGAAGGGCGCCGAGATGATAGCTCCCATCGCATCAAAGGTCCCGACTCCGATGGGCAAGGCTGTCGTGCTAGGAGGCGGTGCAGTCGCCGGAGCTGCGCTGGCGGGCGCTGGCACCGAGATGACTCTGCAAGGCGTCCAGGCGACGATGGGCTTGCCAGGGGCACCGGATAGCATTGACGATGCGTACCGGAGGACCTTGGCGGCGGGTATGGGTGAGGGCCAGGCGGAGCTGATCGGGCGGACTGTGATCGGCCCTGTCACCTCGGCTATCACGCCGTTCCGGCGGGCGATGACTCCCGAGAGCGCCGACGTCCTAAAGACGATGGCGAACCGGGTCCGGGCCGCCTACGAGGAGATCGGGGGCAAGCCTCTGGTAGAGGAGACCCGAAGGTTGTGGAACCCTGGCCGTATCTTGGAACCGTTGGAGACTGAGCTGAAGGATAGCGCGGTCTACAAGCGACTACGAGATGCGGGCCTTGATCCGGAGGTCGCACGGCGAGTTGCGATCACGGGGGGTGCGGTACCAAGCCGCCTTGATACGAGTATCACCTCGAAGTTCTGGGATCGCGTCAGCGGCTCTAAGATGGTGCCTGATGAAGCGTACGAGCAAGCTCGAGGGAAGCTCCTGCACTACGCAACGCTAAACGATCTTGGCTCGAGCTTCGCAGATCAGATACCGCCAGAGCAGATGGGCAAGGTTGTCACGGCGGCCCTGAGTGGGCGCTTCGATACCCTCAACGCGGTCCGCCAGACCGCTATGAACACGTTGGATGAGAAGCTGCCAGTGGGCCTTAAGCTCGACATCAGTGATCTACGGAAAACGATGGGAGCTACCGCGAGTGTCAAGGGCCCTAGTGGCACGACTATATCGGGCTTCCCGAAGGGGCCGGCGAGCAAGCAGCCGGGGGCCAAGATCATCCTTGGGCTACCTGACAACGCGAGCTTTGCGGATATCCAGACGGCGCGGGCTACGCTGGGGAATATGGCGAGAGATACCCGCCAGTTCCCTGACCCGGCTGCGCGGCTTGAGCTGAGGCAGCGTATTGTCGAGCTTGACAACGCTACCCGAGATGGCCTGCCACCCAGGTACCGGAGCACGTTTAGGAAGTGGACTCGGGCGGACGACGATATCAACAAGGCTGGGTTCGATGCACACTTCGTGGAAGGCTTGCTCCACAAGGAGGAGAACGCCTACAGGGTGGCGAAATCGATCATCGACAACAAGAGTGTGGACGACTTTGGTAGGCTGGAGGTTGCGCTTAAGGGGACCCAGAATGGTCCCCGTATTCTTGGCCAGGTAAAGAGCGCGATCGCCGACCAGTTCTTCAAGGAGTCGGTCAGCAGCGGTGGCATTCTGCAGCCAAGCCAGCTACACACTGCGTTAGGTAACAACACCTTGGGGTACGGCAAATACTTCCTGGAGTCGACGCTTGGTCCCGAGTACGTCCGCACGCTACATAAATACATCGAGGCCATGGGCACGGTCGACAAGGCGGTGCAGAAGGCGGGTAGCGCGACTCGGGTCGGCTTGACGCTCGCGGGCACCGTGGCTGGCGTCACAGGCCTGATGCGCGGCGTGCCGGGTACTACAACGGGGAGCGGATTTCTTACCGCGGTGACGGTGCTGTTCTCGCCGGCGGTGGTATCGAAGGCGCTCACGAATACAGCCGCCAGCAAGCTGCTGGTCAAGACTGCCGAGAACGTCGCGGCTGGTCGCAACCCGAAGACTACCGCGAGGCTAGCCGCCCGGGTACTTGACTATATTGGTATGACGCCAGAAGCCGCGCTGGCATCCATAACCAACGTGCCAGCTACGCCGCGGCAACAGGCCGCGGGGATGGTGCAGCAGGGAGTCGTGGGACAGGGCGTGCCAACCGGCCAGCCGCTCCCGATGACCGGCGGCACGCCACTGCCTGGAACCTGATTCGTTGGTCGTTCACCAATTGAACCGGCCCGCTAGAGGTCGTCGCCGATCCAAACGTACTGGCTCGGGTGGGTCTCGTCCCGCTTGACCATCCCAGACTCAATGAGTGTTTCCATGATGATCTTGAGCTGGTCTGCCCGACAGGGGTATAGCTTGCGGAGGACCTCGCTGTGACCGACGCGCTTGGCCCGCCTGATGAAGGTGGCAGCTCTGCTTAGATAGTTGGTCTGCTGGTCCCCGCCGATCTCGGCGAAGGCATGGGGCGCGTTGTTCTCCACCGTCTCCACGGCCCGAAGGGCTCCGTCAAGAAAGCCCTCGTCGATCTCGCGGCTAAGCGACGAGCCGGCCAGTACCATTGCGATTCGCAGCACGTGGTCGTGCTTGCGGCCCCACATACCCTCAAGTCGCTTGTCGGCGGGCGGTTCCATGCTGTTGTACCACTGAGTGTACCACTCCTTCGCCGCTGGAGTGAGTTTGAACTCGCCCTCGAGCTCACCGATCTTGGATATGAGCGCGCAGAGCTGGAGTCGAAGTTCTTCGTCCTCCTCAGTGAGTTCGGGCAACGCGTTTCGACGGGGTGTGTCACCCTGATAAATGAACAGCACTCGCGATGCGAAGCCCTCGAGGAGCGCGCTAGGCGGAATGCCCTGCGCTACGCCATCCGGCGTCGTCGCCGCAATGATGCAGAGGAATAGATCCTTGAGTAGGACCTGGCCTTTGTTCTTGGTCTTGTACTGCCAGTCCTTGGGGCAATCGTACATGTCGGTGAGGATATGAATCAGCGGCTCCCCATACTGCTGTTTCGTCAGAAACACACTAAGCTCGCCCGAATGGACCAAAATGTTCGGGGCCAATTGGCTGCCTTCGTCCGGTCGAATTTCCTCAATGAAGCGCTCGGGCGTAATCTTGCCGGCAATAACTCTTGTCGTTGGCACCCCCTTAAGCAGGTCTACACCTATGTTGATCGCGGTCGACTTACGACACCGAGCGGACCCGGCCACGAGGATGGTGAACAGGTTCGGGAAGAGCCGGTAATACCCCCGATTAATGAAGCACTTGCGGCCCAGCGCCGCCGCCACCATCGTCATCCCGACCCACAGGTGGAAGTCGTCTGGCGATTCTTGTTTGCTGGTGTAACGAAGATAGAGCCTTAGGAAGCTCTCATCCAGCATTACTCTCTACCTCTTGCAGAGCTACCCACTCGAGTACGATTCGCTCTAGCAAGCATCGCGGTACGCCACTAGCTAGCAGGTCTTGGTATCGGACTACTGGATGGACGTGTTTGAGTTTGCAGACAAAGTTGTGAGGAAGTTTCGTGCGAGCCTGGTATACCCCCACTGCTCCCTCCGGAGGGGGGGTGGGGTGGGGGGGTGGCACAGACTCAGCTCGAACTATCGCCAAGGCATCTAAGAACGTTTCTTCCCCTACGCTTTCCCTTATCCTTAACAGTAGGTCGTACAACCGTGAGGGTTCGATACTCGGCAGGTCGAACTTGCCGTATGATGTATCGGTTACCATCAGGTGCCTCCACTTCTAGGCGCATGTCTGAAGATCCTCGTTGCTTTCTCTTGTGCTAGCTCCACGAGTTGGTCCCTCTCTACTTTGTCTGGTACGTAAGGCTCGGTGCCTGTGTATCTACCATACTCGTCAAAGCCCACCCACACTGTCGGCTCGCCACTGACTCGGATCAGGAAGTGGGCTCTTGAGATCAACCTCATGCAAGTCCCCCCAGCTATAGCCGATCTTCAACTCGACCGGTATCGTTATAGTGCCTCCCCATGTCTCTACTGGTGTTGTCATGGCCTGTTCCAGGGCTACCAACGCCGTGGCTGCGTCCTCTTCGGGGACCTCGTTGACTATCGAGTCGTGTACCTGGGCGACGACGTGGTAGCCCTGTGCCACTAGCCTTCGTACCCCGATGTTTGTCACGCCTACGATGCTGCTTTGTGGACGTTGCGCGTAGCCCTTCCTGAATAGGTCTTCGTCCATGCGGTCAAGAAACAGTCGTCGCCTCCCGAATGCGTCGTGTATGCATCGGGTTGCCCTGAGTATAGAACGTATACGTGGGTACCAATTAGCTCTAAGTTCAGGCGCAAGCACGTGGTAGGACTCGATGAGGAACTCGGCCTTGGCTTTCGCTCCCCACAACCCCCGTATGTCGAGCTCATCTATGTTGATCCCGGCCAGCCTAAGGATGATGATTAGCTTCTTCCATGCCATCCCGTAGTTGCTAGCATGCGTGACCGTCTTGAACGTCTTGTAGATAACCTCTTCGCTCTTGCTGACTGGGCGGTGCAGGGTCCGCGACGCAAACTCGCAGTAGGGATTGATGCGTTCATCTGTGTACAATTTCTGGAGGGTCGGGCTCTCGCTATCGAACGCAACGAACATCGCTTCCGCACGCTTCAAATCTCCCTGTATCAGTACGTGCCCAGGCGCCGCTACAAACATCTTCCTGGCACGCATCGGGATGTTCTGCAGCTGAGGCCCGCTGCCCCTACCCCGGCTACTTAAGCGGCCCGACTTGGTCCCATGGATCAGATAGTCCGCCTTGTACCGGCCCTCCGGGCCAACTTGCATAGACAGAAACCCGCTAAGCATCGTACGACGCTCGCGAACGTCCAGGATCTTCCTGAAGATCGGCGCATGCCTCTCGCTGTCGTAAGACAGCTTACGCAGTGTATCTTCGTCTGTGCTTGGGAGCCCGCCCTTCGTGAGCTTGAGCTTTGGTAGCTTGAGCTCGTCGTGGAGCAGGCGTCGCAAGTCGACTGGGCTCCTGACATTGATGTCGAACCCCACCATCTGCTCGAGCTGTAGCTGCAGGTACTCACGCTCTAACTCCATGCGTGCCCTAGTCGATTCCAGGGCCGGCTTGTCGATCACGAACCCTTCGCTCTGCATCTGCATGATTGGCCTGATCAGAGACATAACGTGTTCGTGGAAGTATCTAGTTTGACCCGCCTTCTCGAGTTCGGACTGGAGACCTAGGTAGCACTCGTACGTACACGCAGCATCCTTGCAGTTATATTCCCACAGATTGGTGCTGCTCTCATGCTTGTAGTAAGGCTCGTTTGTGTAGATGCTAACGATGAAGCCTAGGTCGTGGTCGAACTCCGGGTAGAGGAGGTGGTGCGCGAGCATGGTATCAAACGCAATACGCGGGAACTGGAACCCGTACCTTTCCAGCCGGGTAAGGTCAAATTGGATATTCTGTCCGATGATTCCACGGGACCGAAAGACACGGTGGAGCTTACGCCATACGTACGCAAGCTCGCTAACTGAGAGACGACCTCCTCTGAATGGAATGCAGATTGCTCGGCTGGGATCGTCAGAGATACCGACACACGTAGGGTAGTCCAGCCCGATTGTCTCGATATCCACCGAAATAGGGTCGCCAAGCCCGTCGAGATAGCTAATAGTTTCGTCAAGCCCGGCGTCGATCGTGAACTTGCGTGTAGGCTTATTGATATGCGGGTAGGCGGCTTCACGTCGGGCTCTCCTTAGGTCGTGTTCGATGATATAGGTTAGGGGCCAATCACGCTGGGCTGCGGCAGTGTGATATGTGCCGATAACTTTTCGGCCGGGCACCAGAGTGCAAGGCAGTACAGTACCTCGCCACTGCTCAATTGATGGCTTTCCGGTGAGAGCAAACAGTGCCTGTGCTCCGACGGCAACGAACAGATTTGCAGTGGTCCGAGCAAGTTCATCCCGCAGAACGGGCAGTACCTCAGCAATTTCGACGGGCGTAGGAACGGAGTTATGATCATGGAAGTCTTTCCTGACATTAGTGACGTAGCACTCAGCCCGCGAGACGCCGGCCAGCCTCCAAAGCAGGTCGCCCGACGGGCCCGTGAATGGTCTACCGGAGTAGCACTCATCGGTGCCTGGTCGGGCGCCTACCCAAGCTATCTGACAGGCGATCGTGCCGCTAGGCGGGACGATTTTCCCGTGCAGGTTGCTCGGCATATGATCTCATTCAGCAACCACTGAGGGCTGAGGTTCACCAGCAGGCTCAGGATCAACAACTGGCGCCACGTCAGAGACCGCCTCACTCGCCAGATCACGAGCCACGCGGTCCACCGCGCTGCGATAGAAGTCTTGATGCTTCTCAATCCCGATGAACCTGCATCCGAGCTGAGCTGCAGCAACCAACGTGCTTCCAGATCCGGCGAAGGGGTCCAGTACGATCTCTCCCTTGACGGCGCTCGCTTCGACGAGGTGTCGCATGAGCGCGACGGGCTTCTCAACGCTGTGGATCTTCTTTCCGACGGTGTCATACTTGAGCACATTGAACGGTTGAGGCTTGACTAGTATACGGCCTCGATTCACCCAGAAGCAAGGCTCGTAGCTATAGATCCAGCTCCGGGTGGGATCCCCGATGCCTGTCGTTTGCTTCATCCAGATGAGCGGTGTTGCCTCGCACTCCCCAAAGTGCCGCTTGAGCATGAGGTACACTGGCTCGTACCTGGTCATGTGGAAGAACACGTAGGCATGTCCGTCCGGCTTCAGCAGCCTGGCCGCGTGCATAAACGTCTCGTCCAGCATGTCCATAATGGTCTTCGGGTCGTCGTCGTACATGGCGCCCTGTGATTCGGCGAACTTGCTCGAGCTTACGGCAGAGCCTTCCTTGTACAGTCCAATCCCGTAAGGCGGATCTGTGACAATAAGGTCAACAGAATCCTCCGGCAGTCCACGCAGGACATCACGTGCATCAGCATGGTAGAATACGCCAATCCCTTTCCAGACAGCTTTGCGAATCGGCTGCCGGACAAAGGTCGGCGCCTCGGGTGCTTCACCTTCTTGCTCGAGCTCTTCGTCGTCCTCAACGAGTTGTCCATGGTCCTCACCTTGCTTTCGCTTGGCGAGCTCCGCGCGTAGCGCAGTCTCCTTCATTCGGCGGTAGCGCTTGAACGCGGACGACTTCGTCTTTTCTTCGATGAGGTCCGGGTATTCCTTGAGCGCCTTGGCCAAAGCCAGGTCCATCGAGATGCTGCCGGTCGCCCTGTCTAGCTCGCGGGCTGCCTCCTCGATGCCGTACCCACCGTTCTCTGATAGAGGGTTACCCTTCTCGCCGTACCGCTCCTGCTTTGCCATGTACAACTTGTACAGGCCGACCACCTCCTCTTGCCACTCGAGATCCTTGCGTCGGATGTTCTCCTCTAGCTCGAGTTCCTGTCGCACAATGGGGTCGAGCGCTTCCATTCGCCGGTACAGGATGTCGGGATGGCCGAGGCTCTTGGCCGCCAAGATGCGGCGGTGGCCGGCGATGAGGTTGTTCTCGTTATCAAGCACAATCGGTGTGAGCAATCCGAACCGAGCGATCGACGCGGCAAGCTCCTCAATGTTGCCGAAGTATTTCCGCATCCGGTGCTTCTCACCGATGACGATGTCCGTGATGGGGATGCGATCGTCAGCCATTCTTCTTGCCTTTCCTACCGCTCTCCCACGGGTGGTTCGTGAGCAGGTCCCCGAGCTTCTCGAAGGTGCGGCCCATCGATTTGGGTGTCGGGAACGAACTCAGTGCCTGGTCGATCTGCTCCTCGCTATCGTTCTCGATACCACCATGGAGCTCACGCATCGCGTCGGCGATGGCATCCAGCTCCTCGCTGACCTTGGTAGCAAGACTCAATGCCCTCTGGTTCATGTGTCACCTCTATCTTGGACGCCCGACGGCCCGGAGAGGGTCCACTGGGGGGCCAGTGGATGGCAGACCGCCGGGCGCCCAAGGTCTAGACTATGCCTTCGAGTAGGGCGGGTTCACTTCGGCGCGGATCGCCGTCGGGTCGGACTGGTCTGGCTTGTGGTTCACGGTGACGTACAACTCCTTGCCTGGGAAGTCCTGAAGGTGGAAGCCGTTGGCCGAGAACTCGACGCCGGCTGCCTTCATGAACCGCTTCATGTTCCACATGGCGCTTGGGTGGAAGCTCAGGGTGAGGAATAGCTGGCGGTTCTTGAACTTCTCCTCCACATCGAGGGGCTGCAGCCGCACGTCGATGTACGGGTACTCGCTTCCCTCCTTGTGCTTCTTCTGGGCGCTCTTGACGCGCACCAGTTGGAGACCCGCCGGGACGGGTGCTGACCCATCGTCGACGTCATCCAGGTTGATGTTGATGAAATCTGCATCACCCATGATACTCTCTCCTTGGCCTGCTACCGCAGGCCGGTTAAGACCCCCGGAGGGGTCGTCAAAGCAGTATAGGTTGTCAAGCGTGGCGTACATTCTAGCCACCGGATATCCTTGCCAACCACAAACCGGACAGGTAAACATTTTTCGTAATGACGCGGTGCAGCGTAGCTACGAGAAGATCTCCGGTCCCGCTAGGGTTTCGGGATCGAGTCTGCGAGATGTACGAGCTGCTGCACCATTGGCAGTAACAGTTTGGAGTTTATACTTTCCCGAACGTTCACGTCCACTGAGCCAGTAAGCCTCAGTGAAGAAGCGGACCAAGTTATCTCCCATCTGCCCTGCGACAGAAGGTCGGATAACGTCTTGCTTAGTATCCTCGTCAGTTCTTCGCTTCTCGTGGCAGATGACAATTCGATCGCAAGGGAGAGTAAGGAATCCATTGAGATACTCCATCATTCCGGCTAAGTAGATCCCCCAAAGTCTCTCGGTCATGAACGAGACACGGTGCGTGTACATGAGCAGCCTGGACCAGTGGTCCCCTACGGCCGTTAGGGTGTCGAGCACGACGCAATCGTAATCTAACCCATCGGGGCTTCGTGCCTGCTTGAGCAAATCGTTCGTGACAGCTACCAGCTTCTCGTAGCCTAGGGGCTTCTTCGCAGGAATGGTGCCAGCTTGCACGTTCTTCGGATCCGGACTCCAGGGTATCTCGATCCGCTCGGGGTTGCCAAGGGGCTCGTTCGGCTGCCACACCGAGGCAGCCCCGCGATTGGGTAGCAGCTCCATCTCCTGCAATTTCTGGTCCATGTCGAGCCAGAGCTTACGCTTGCCTGGATGCATGGCTGCGAGCGTTGTCTTGCCGCTACCTGCTGGGCCATAGAACAGGTAGCTGCGCCCCCGGTAATGCACGTTGTCTTCGAGGGCTGGCATGATGTTGTCTAGCTCACTCATGGCTTGCCCCTAGAGATGGCGGCATTAGCCCAGAAGACTACCTCCTCTAGCTTGGTGAGTGCAAGAGACTGCTCACGGCTCTCGGGTGTGGTGTCTGCGATTAGGTGTGCTATCTCTCCGGCACGCTCACGGATCTCGTGGCAGCGCTCCTGCTGAGTTGTGTCGATTAGGTGAGCAGAGAAACGCTCGTTGAGTTCGTTCTTGGTAATCATTCGCTGTCCTTCCTCGGCTCCCACGGCTCAACCTTGTAGGCAGAGCGCTTGAGAGTCTCGCGGGTCTGTGCCGCGGCTATGCAGAGTGGATAGTATTCGCAGATCTTGTTATAGGCCCCGCAGGCGAAGGGTGCGGCCTTTGGGAAGAACCCAGCGTGCTGCATGTCGGAGATCTGCATCGCGACGAATGCAGTCTCACGTTCCCACTGGTCGAACTCCTCGGGGGTGCGGTGAGTGAAGATGCGGGCGAAGCTGTCGTCGCCAATCTTCGTCGTGATCCGTATTGCGTTCGACATGGCGGCGTGGATGGGCTGGTCGATGAGCTTGCTAGCCCCACGCATGTACCCTGTGAACTGCCCAGACAGCTTGAAGCCCGCATCGAATACCATGCCGAAACGGGTGGTAGTCTTGTGATCGACGGTCATCGGCGTGCCCTCGTAATCGACGACGAGGTCAATGCGGCCGATGTACTTGAAGTCAAACTCACCAAAGTAGTGCGTCGAGGTGAGCTGAATCTCGAAGGGCTTCTCCACCAGCAGTACCCTAAAGGGCTCCCGTCTCCACTTGGCTAGGTACTGCTGCAGGATCTCGAGGCCACGATCAACCGTGCGGACCTCTTTTGGATCCTCGGGATCGTCGGTGTAGTTTGCTAGAAAGACGGCGCTGATGCGGGGTATCTCGATGCCCTTGCAGTAGAAGCAACCCTGGTCGCACAGTGGACACTTGACCTTCTCGAAGCCGGTGCCTTTGTAGAGCGACTCTAGGGCCTTGTGGATCGCGCCGCCGAACATGAGTGCCGACTCGCGTTTGCGGTCCACGGGGACGAGATGCTCGATATACCTATACGCGAATTTTTGCGGGCAGAGGTGGAACGTTTCTATCTTACTGGAGTCCAACCAGGACTCCGAGCTTGGTTCCCCCATCGACTTCTCCCTCTCTATTCGTCGCCCATCACATCGCGCATCTGATCGATATTATCGTTCCAGTCATCGACGCACTCGGCACAGATGTTACCGAGCGTGGTGCTCAACACAATAGGCGCCGCCTTGTTGCATGCGTCGCAGACCTCGGCGTCCGTCCCCGTGAGCCTAACGAACAACTGAGAGGCTAGCCACTGCATGTCGGTGTACGGTAGCTCAACGTGACCAGACCAGTCGAGTAGTTCGATCTCTCGTAGGATCTTATGTGCAGTGAGCATGTCACTCACCAAATAGGTCGTCCCGCCACGTCCGTTTGGCGGGGTCTTTAGGGGGCTTCTTTTCATCGAGTCGCTTGGGTTGCTTCGGGGTCTTGCTGCTGGGTACTCTGACTGCTTGCAGTTCTGTGATTGCTGCGATGAGCTCATCGTCGCTCATTTCGTCCATTTGTTTCCCCATAATAACCCTCTCGAACCGCCTGTAGTATCCGATCTCTCGGGTGGTCGTCCCGTTTGGGCGTGGTCCATTGGCGGTTTTCCAGAGAATCACTGACCGTCCCTCCCCGGGAGTTGGTAGGGAATTATCCCCTCGCTTTACCCCACCGTTTGGCGCTGGCCGCTTCTTTGCCACTTACGCGGAGGAGGCCACCTCGGAGGGCTAGTAGGGTAGCCCTACCCACAACGGCTCCATCGTTGCGCCCTCCTTGTTCCCTTCGGGCTCAGAGCCCGAGGGACTCCAGGTACTGCGCCCGCTTACGCTCGCGGGGCTCGGTCTCGGTCTCCTTCTGGAGCTTGGCGCGCTCGACGCCCTGCAGGTACACGACATGGGCGTTGATGAACCGACGGAAAACTGCCTTCTCACCGAGCAGCGCGACGGCGTCTCCGATCGAGGCGGGCAGTTCTGCCTGGAAGTCCTGCTCGCTCTTGTCGTCGCCCTTGCCGGTGCTGACCTTGAGGGTCACTTGCTTGACCTTCGCTTCGTGCTTGTCTGGAACCGCGATGTTGCTTGCCATGAAATCCTCTTTCTGGCCGTTTCAAAGGCCGGTTCGGTTTGGGGGTAGCCCCCTGGTAGTCATAGCAAGGAAGGTGCCATTGTCAAATTTACAATTCACCTAAGAACCATGGTGTTGACTAGACCACACTGTGCTCGAAGCAATGCCTTGAGCTTCCGTAGATAGGGGAACAAGACAGCATTCCCCGTGATTGTTGGGTCGACTGCGATCTCTGGTGTTAGCTGAAATTCTGACCAGAGCAAGTGGCCGGAGGCAATTCGCTTCGTTACCACGCGAGCGCCCGTAGGTACCTTGATGTTTAGCTCTATCTGCTCTATGATCTCTCGCCTGGTGGCGTCTAGCTCGAGCTGGATACCGGGCTCAGTTAGCATGCAGATCACTTGCGCGAGGTTGAACATCTCCACCTGGGCAGCATGGAACTGATGTACCATGTCCACGGTACGGTTCCGGGGCAGGTGACCATGCGTCTGGCGTAGCTCCTTGAAGCGCGCGATTGCCAACTGCAATGATGTTTGCTTCTCTAGCATTCTCCTCTCACAACCAACCCTTCTGGTGAGCTATCCACTCACTGAACACGATGGTTCCTACGTCATCGTACTCCCATACTTCGTTTGCGTTCTTGTGGAGTTGGGACTTTGGGAACCAGATGGGCTCGTCCTCTTTCGGTACTTGTACGAGTATAGCTTTGTCGCTGTCCCGGATGCATTCCACGTCCTCGAGCATCCACCAGCCGTACGCGTACTTCTCCATGTTCTTTGGTCTAGGTGGATCTTCATGCTTGGGCCGCCGAGGTGGTGGCTCTGGTCTCTTGGGTGGATCCTGGTAAGTATACCGGGTGTTGTTCAGTATACCTTCGAGGTGCTCCTTTGTGGCTGTAAGGACTAGCATTCTTTCGTGTGAACCACCATGGTCGGGATGGTTCTTCTTAGCGAGGCTGAGGTAACCGGCCTTGACTAGCTCTAAACCTACCTGCTTACTCCAGTCGACGCTTTTCGGCATAGGCACCCCTAGGCGCAATCACGCCTTAGAACATAGCAAGCCACTGGACGCAGCAAGACGTCCAGCCGGTTGGCCGTTCAATCAGTGAACTAGATTGTGGGTTTTAGTCATGTCTCACTTTGTCGACGGCTGAGACGCACCGTTTACCCCGGCTCCTAGCCGGGGCGGGCGCATGGCGCCCTCACCACATCAACGCTTCTTCTTTCGGTCTAACGTGCTGCTGCCCCGAGCCGTGAGCCGGCCGCGGGGGTCAACCAGGTCCCGGTATACACAGACAGCGTGGGCGACGGCCATCGTCGCTGGATCAAAGGAATCCTGGCCCATACACACCGCCATTTCTTCTGGCGCGAGCTTGTTGCTATTAGCGATGGACCACTTGGTCTCGCGGGCTCGGCGACAGAGCATGAATATCAACAGATCACGGCGCCGGCCCCGGAGCGTAGGCAGGGCGCAGATCACTGTGTCGTAGTCGAGCTTGACGCGCTTGCCCTCACGCGCGGCGAACCGTAGGTACTTGTAGGGCTCTTTGGTAATGTTGACCATGACGAACCGGAGCCTCGAGCTACCCGTGAAGTGAGTAGCTCGGAGGGTGACTTCGGGTGCCGAGATCAGCCAGACGAATCGGCCTTGGTAGCCGACCCGCCGGCAGATCTCGCGGATGGTGGCTTGGCGCCTATAGACGGATACAACGTCCATCAGAGCAACCGACCACCGGACTTTGTGATGACTAGGGCTGTGAACTTCGTGAGCACGGCTACACAACCGAACGACATCTCGAGCGGCATGTCGTGTACCTCGGTCATGTGGGCCGTGAAGAGGGAGCAGGAGCGGACCGCTGGTTCGACCAGCATGCCACCGCTCTCCACGACCATTGGGTACCAACACGACATGAAGTGGAAGAGTAGACTTCCCACCACATCGTGGTTGGCGCTTGGAAACTCGGCGATGATCTCGGCCGCTGCGTCAACAGCGTGGGTATGTAGGGGCTCGTGTTCCATCCAGCCGTCATCGAATTCCATCAACCCCTCCTTTGAAGTTGGGAGCCTCGCCATGCTCCCGCGTCCATCTGATCAGCCCACTCTAGGTTTTGGATCAACGCCACGCCTATCACGTAGCTCCCTACTCACCTAGGCACGATGGATTTCCGGCTGGCCAGGCCGGCTACGCCTCAGTCCTCGCAAATCGTGGCAAAGTCATCGAGGATCGCCTTGTAGATTGTGTCATGTTCTTGGGGTGTGATCTGGGTGATCTCCGCCTCCTCCTCGGGGTCGAATACCTGGTAGGCGAAGACCAACTCATCATCCTCATCCATCTCACCGTCCTGTACGTAGTGGTCGTGTACCTTGACGACTAGGGTCCGACCTCGTAGGAATACCTCGAGTTCGAAGCTCACCCAGAATCCCATGTTTATGGCTTCACCTTGTCGCGCGTGAAGCTGATTAGGCCCCGGTCGATCCGGAGGGTCCACCCGCACCTTTCGTCTAGGCAGACCCATGCCTTGAACTTGACTGAGCCGCCGGTGTCGCTTCCGTAGTCTGACAGGGGAACGATCTGGAACCTGTTACACCTCGGGCACTTCGGGAACTCTGTCATTGTTGTCCTCCACCCTCACTAGGCCGCTAGGGAGCACGATCATGCAGGTTTTGTGCACTCGGCGTGCCCAGCGGACAGTTGCCCACGTCCCACTCCGGAGGACTTCTACACTCTCGCCTGGGAAAGCCAAGAGCACCTCCACCGCCTCCACAATATCGTGATTCCTTGCCAAATAGGGCCGAGGGTTGTGCATGTAATGGTGACCCTCGGTGTCTGCTCGATGCCTAGGGTCCGACGGGGGATGGCAGATCGTCCGATACCCGATCGCCTTGGCTAGCTCGTCTGCCTGCTCGTCGATACCCATGCAGTCTCCATGATGCAGGAACGCGTACCCGAGAAGCCGGGCTCCCTCCAGAATCCGTTCGAGCATCTCCAGTTGACGGTGGGACCCGCCTATGCGAGCCCCAGTCACTCCGATGTGCCGACCTGTTTTCACTTCACCTCCATTAGTTGTATATACTGCCCGGATGCAGCGCGCTCTACTTCAGCAGATCTAGGTCAGCGGCAAAGGTCCACGTTTTTGGGCCGCCTTCGGCTGGCTTCGATCGGTGCCCCACCCCACCCCGCCCCCCGCCCGGAGGGCTCTTAGGGTGAACGGAGTGGGACCCCACCCCACCCCCCGGTGGCCGGAGGTCGGGGATCAGTCCGTGCGCGTAGTCGGCGCACTTCGTGATCCCCTGGCAGATAGCCTGGTAGACCTCCGTCTTGAGTTGCTCCAGCCGAAGCGACCCGCATGGCATGAGGCGAATCGCTTCGGCTGCGTTTTGGAGCAGGTGCTCCACGACGTCCAGTTCGGTTGGAGAGCGTGGCATGTTACAGGCACCCGTTGCAGTAGGTGAACTCGGGGAGGATCCTTACCCCACACCTGCGGCAGTTGTTGTGCCTGCGCTTCTCCACCAGGTCCTTTAGCTCGTTGTTGAGGTTGTAGCCCTCATCGTAGAGCTTCTGCAGGTAAGGATCCTTGAACTTGTACCGGGGCTGGCCCGCTGCTGCGTGGGCTGCCCCGATCTTGATGAATTCGTCGTCTCCCTTCATGCTAGCCCTCCCCGAACATATCCTCCCAACACTGGGGGCATGTACCGCTGATGAACATCTCGCGAATGTCCGCGCTGAGCTCGGGCATCGCGTCCTGGATGAGACTGCCCTTGCGCCAGTCCTCGAGATGCTCGAGATTGACCGGGGCTTCGATCTGGGTGGGGCACCACTGGCACCTCAGCAGAACGTAGTCCTGGCCTTCCTTCTTGAATAGCGTGAACTCTCTCATGGGTGCGTGTAGACGGCGCTTGGGCCGTGGCCTTCGAGCTTGAGCTTCTTGGCCGCGACGAACTCGCGTAACAGGCGGGTAGCGGCGCGGGTATTGACGTCGAGAGCCGAGACAACTATCTCGTTGGTCAACGACTTCTGCTTGGCGACTAGGGTCGTCATCTTGGTCCGCAGGGCTACCATCTTGGCCTTGGAGCTGCGCTTGGTGACCCGACGGGGCTGCGGCTCCCAGCGCTTGCGGGGCTTGAACAGTCTGTGCGCCTCGTTCATGTGTGGCTTGCAGAGGTCAAGCGTTGGCGCGCTTTTTGTCACGCGGCCGTTTGTTAGTTGTAGTGTTCCGACGGCGTTTTTGTGCTGCTTGCACCAGTCGCACTCCAGAATAGTCACCTTCACGTTTACTCTCCTTTTGGGCGCTCAGTAGCGCCCCGCGGGCCTCGCCGCGGTTGTGCTCTTTCACGAACTTGTGGTAGTCCGCGCTGAGCTTGTAATACCGGCTCTTGATGAGCCGACCATCGATGCTCCACGTGTCACTGCGATACGAGTCACACCGCTCGCAGTAGAACGTGATGCGCCTGTCGTTTCCCTCGAGGACATAGACGGGGCCTATGACCTCTAGGGCATGGCCCGACAGGGCCCGGCAGATCATCGCGCGATTCTTCACGCCGCATCCTCTCTGGCTTCCGCAGCCGCCTCTTCGCGAACAATCCTGGCGATGGCGCTGAGTGCCTCAGTGCCGGTGATATCCCCCCGATTCAGGGCTCGGAGGACGCCCGCGATTCTGCGTAGCGTTCGTTTGTTGGATGGGTTGCCCTTCATTGCGTGTCCTTTCTGGTTAGTTCTTCGGGCGTTGGTCGCCCGGGGGTCCCAGGTTGAGACCTTAGTTGGCCCTTCAATGGGTGAAGGGCCAACCGGGGTGTCAACTCAGGTTTTGAATCTCCCATCCCGCCCTGAAGCCCTTGATGAAAACCTTGACCATCATAGGGTTCTTGTCGCGGAAGACCTCGACGTTGTACGTCGGGCCTGTGTGGAACAGACGGTACACGTACACTCCGTCGGTTCGACCGTAGGTAACCTGGAGCGGGAGGTCCTGCAGCCAGGTCTCAAATTGCTCTAGGTTCATGTCTGACGGGCCTCCTCGAGCAGCTCCCGTACGGCGGTCCTGAGCTCGTGGAGCTGCGCCACGAGGAGTTGGCGTTCCGCCTCGCTCTTGCACAGCGCCTTGAGGTTGGTGTAGCACCCACCGAACCGCTGGTACATCTCGTGACATATACCCTGGAAGCTCTTGCTTCCGGGCGTCGTCTCGAATGCGACGGTGGGCCGCTTCGTCTTTGGTGCATTGAGTTTGTTCACCCGACGACCTCCCATTCCTCGAGATCAACCTGTGCGTTGATCACGTTGTTGTACACGTCGTCGGAGTCCACGTCCCAGTAGACCCGCTTCGGGCGCTCCAGGGTGTAGTTGCTCCGGACGTACGCGCTGTACGCTGCGTCGTGGTCCCTGTCGAGCTTGTTGAGGATCTCCGCCAGATTGTCCTCGACCCAGTTGGCCGCTGCGCTCGGCGTCTTGAACTCGTCGGGCACCTCGAGCTCGATCTCAGCCGTCGCGGGGCAGTGTACCTCGACGGTGAGCTTGCACTTTAGCTTCATGGTTGTCCTTTCGGTGGGGGCCGAAGCCCCCACCATGGGTTGATGGTTAACGGTTGCCCTTCTTGTTGTTCTTGTACTTGAGAGGTGGCAGTGTGGGCATAACCTCCTTCACTGCCTGGGTGAGCAAGGTGTACCCGACGTCCTGGATCGACCGGCCGGTGTGGATGGCGATCGTGCGGATGTCGTCCCGTAGCTGGCCGTAGATGTTGATAGACGACCAGCTCTTGCGAGGTGTTTCCTTGGCTGTGATGCGGATTGCCATGGGTTGTTAGTCCACCTTCTCGAGCGTGACCTTGAGGGTCGTGGTGCCCTTGGCGAAGTGCTTCTGGACGTACAGGGTCCCGATGACGGGGGCCTCGTCCTCAGCGGGCTTCTCCTCGAACCTCACGGTGTTCTTGGTCTCGCGGACCTTCTCGAAGACTACCGTCATCACTCGTCCTCCGTACGGGCGATGGCCTCCATGATCTGGATCTGGTGGATGCGGATGGCGATGTTCTCGATCAACGCCGTGGCGTAGACCTTCGACTCCACCATCATCTTGATGCCCTCCTCGATCCCCTCGGCCAGCTTGCCGCCGCCCTCGAAGAACACCTCGATGAACGGGTCCTGGAGGTGCTTGACCTCCGTGCCGGTCCCGCTCTTGCCGTTGCGCTCGAAGATGCGGACGGTGACGCCCGCCTTCTTGAGCTTCTCCACATTGATTACCACTGCTGACTCCTTTCGGTTATGGGTTGCGTAGCAACCCGGGGTGCGGGATTGCACCTTGGAGGGCACGATTGGCGGGTCCGCCCGCCGTGCCCTCGGGGCTGCAATCTAGCAGGATAGGATCACCACGTACAGGAGGATCAAGAGCAAGAGGAAGATCATCCATGCCTCGTACATCACTTGCCCTCGTCGAGAATGCGTAGCGCGTTCTGCAGGTGCTCGGTGAGCTCTTCGTTGTCGGGGAACCCGCCGCAGTCGATGATGAACTCGGCGGCGGCAGCGAGGGCCGCGATCTGCGCGGGCACCAGCGGGACGCTGATGGGCATTCCCTTGATGCGGGTGTGGATGACCCCCAGGTCGCACGCCTCGCAGAGTTGCCTGTCGTTGGCTTGGGGGATCAGGCGCTCGACTCGCTTCTTACATTCTGGACACGTAATCATTAGGGTTCCTTTCTCGAGCGCCTCGCGCTCGTCCTTGGTGATCATGTTAGTCTCGCCCGAATCCCTTGGGGAGATCCATGGCGTCGGCCTCGTTGACCAGGTCGATGGCGCACTCGATGTCGAGGTTGGCGACCTCCTCGAGCTTCTCGGCGACCGTGCTGCCCTGCATGTTCTCGGGTAGGCTGTCGTACCACTCTGAGTACTCGTCCTGCAGCTCAAGGAGCTGCTCGAGGCCCTCGAGGGCCTTGCTGACTGCTTCCTTCCACCTGTCGACGCGGGATAGCATCTTGGGCTTCGGGGGCTTGGGGGGATCTGCGCTGAACGTTACCATCACTCGTCCTCCAGTCGGGGGCTGACCTCGATGGTCAGGTTGTAGATGCAGAACTCCATTGTCACTTCTTTGCCTCCTTGTTATCCTTGTCCATCTGGCCGATGTGCTTGCAGGTGAAGCTCCTGCCGAACTTGAAAGCGGGGCAGGTGCAGAGGATGTGCCCGAGCTTGTCCTCGCGGATCTCGTACCACTTGCCCTTGCGGGACTCGGACTCGAAGGTCCGGAGGACGCGGTAGGGGGGCTTCACCGGTTGGGGCTTGTGGGTCTTGTAGAGCTTCATGTGCCGGCGCATGGACTGGGGAAGGTCACCGATGATCGAGTCGGGTAGTGGGCCGAGCTCGGTGAAGCGCCGCATTGCGTCGAGGTACGCCTGGTGGGCGTTGCCGAGGTCGATCACGGCCTGGCCCACGGCCTTGCGGAGTTCGAGGGTGTCGGGCTTCGCGACCTTGGTAGCTGGGCGGTAGTTGAAGCCTTGTAGCTCCTCGCGGTACGCGGGCTTGGGCACGACGCGGGGCGGCTCGTTCTTTGTCCGGGCGCCCGGGGGATTGCTCCCCCGGGTCTTGCCGGACTTGGTTTTGGCCGCCTTGGCCGTGGGGGCCTCAGCGGACCATGTGAAGTTAGTTGCCATCAGTCGATCACCCAGCCCTGTGCGAGCAGGTCGTCAATCGTGATCTTGATGGCGTGCTGCTTGATGAACTCGTCGTCGATGCGGAAGGCGTTCGCCCCGGGGACGAACCAGATCTTGCCATCGAAGGGATCGCCGACGATGATGCCACAGGACGGGTTGCGGTCCGCGCGGCGCTTCATGGGCAGAACTGGCCACTTGGGCCAGTCGTTCGGGGAGAGGATCATCTCTCGGTCAGTCTTGGGTGTGGGCTTCATCTGCATTACCTCTTGCCGACGAGCGCCCGGAGGGCGTCGCCGACCCGGTTGATCTCGACCATCTTGTCATGCGAGCCGCCATGGTCGGGGTGGTTGCGGAGGCTGAGGATTCGGTAGCCCGCGTTGATGATCTCCAGGGCCAGGGCCTGGTCAGCGATCGCGATGCCGGCGCTCCGGGTGCCGTTGCTCGAGGAGCCACTGCGGAAGCGCTGCCAGAATTCCTCCTCGCGGGCGCGCTGTGCCCGCTCATAGGCTTCGCGCTCCCGGCGTAGGCGGTCACGCTCGGCCTTGCGGCGTTCCTTGCGGAGCCGTTCGCGCTCTGCGCGCTTGGGCTCGGCTGTGAAGGTGACTGCCATGGTGTCCTTTCTAGGTGGCCTTGCCACCTCGGCCCGGCGGTGTCCGCCCGCGGCCGCCCCAACCACCAACCCATCAACTCCGAAGCCAGAGTACATGAATCCGAGACATATTGCAAGCGTGTTGAAACGCTACCGAGGGCCTCGCCGGCGCATATTCAATTGATCCCACCATGAGGGCGGGGGTTGATCGAGCCCTTGGACTATCTCGTCGAGACATGCGTCACAACAATAGTGCTCTGGATCGTGTGGTGCACGGTAAGAGTTGGTCGCTGGCTCCCCGCAGGCACACTCCTTGCCACATGAGCCGATGCCTCGTGCGATTGTGTATTCGATGCGACCCCACGCTTTACTTGTCATTATTCCTCCGGCTAGCACGCTCGAGAATATCCATTGCGGCGTTGGGCTTGCCTACTATGTCAGGGTGCTTGAGCGCAAGCTCGGCTTCTAGCTTTCGTATCCGTTCATGGTCTGAAGCGGCCAGAGGCGCGATTTCTGGCTCGTCACCGTAGAGCTTGTGCATCTTCCATCGCTTGCGTCTGTTGCGCACGCTCTCCATGCCGCTCCGGCTAGCAACATGCTCGCGCATGATCACTTCATGCTCGATACATAGATGCCCACTACCCATCTCGTTTGGAGCCTTGGGCATCTTGCACCACGCACATACCTGTAGCCCCATGTAACGCATGAGGTATTCACGTATCTCGGGCCACGTGGAGCGTAGGATGTGCTCTGGTACTTCCTCTGGTTGGTGGCCTAGCCTCTCTAGCTCGTCACATAGACGGCAGACATAATTCCAGTTGACTCGCCTAGTTCGTTTGTTGGGGAATGCCATTCGCGACCTCCTATTGGTCCGTGTGCAGTGCAGTGTCTGATATGTAGCAATTGTCGTGCCAAGCATGATTGCGTCGTCGGTTTGTTCGTCGACTTGTTGGTCTAGTTCAACGAAGGCTCGCAATGGTCCCTGGCGGTCGGTTCGGGTGTGTCTGGTCTTCTACCTATTAGCATATCCCTGCTCGCCGTGATCGACCAGCTGGTCCTAAATCGCTGTTAAATAGTACTACATTATGTTTTTTTTATACTATAGGCCGCGCGTTTGATTGCCACTTTATTTTGCTATTTTCTTTTGTCGTCAAAAACGACGACGCTAAAACGCGGGGATACCTGACCCACATATCGGTAGAAGCCCAGCCACAGCCCTACGCATTACCACTCACACGTTGACAGGCCACAGAGCGCTTTGTTGGTGCTTCAATAACTGAAGCAGCGCGTTGTACGCCAACGGGCCTCGATGCTCTGTGCTCGCACTCTTTATACACGCACCCTGGCGCTGTGGCCTAGCCAACGAGCTAGCAAGCCGGCTGGCTCGCGGACGAGCCAACCACCGAGCTCTCGAGCTCGCGGCGAAGCATGGGGCGCCAGGCAGGCAAGTGCTAAGGACCGCGGCGCGGCCACGAGACCTCGCACATGCCTTACCGAAAAAAAAGTTGGGAGGGGCTTGCATCGGGCAGCGGAATCGGGTCTACTCATGGTGTCCGAGGGATGGCGCCCTCGGATGCGGCGGCCGGATGGTCCGGCAACCGAAACGCCCGCGATGCAAGGCATCGCGATAGGAGTCTCAAATGGCAACCAAGGTAACGTTCTCCGCAGCGGTCACGCCCGAGGCGCAGAAGGCCGAGAAGACCGGCAAGAACGCGCCGCAAGCGTACATCTTCATCGGCCGGGACAAGTACCGGGCGACCGACGACCGGACGCCGCAGGACTGGCGCAAGCTGTTCGTGTGCCTGAGCCGGATGGCGAGGGGCGACGACGGGCGCGAGATGAGCCAGAATGAGTTCGGGCTCGGGATCGTGTACGACGCGCTGACCGAGATGGAGGCCGCCGCAAAGAAAGCTCTCAAGGGTGACTACGACGCCGCCATCGAGAAGCATTGGTCGGACGCGCAGAAGGAAGACGCGGAGCGCGCGGCCGCAGCGGCCAAGAGGGCGAAGGCGAACGAGGCCGAGACCGCGAACCTCGAGGAGACGCTCGAGCAGTCGGTCGCGGCGACGCCGAAGCGCCGCAAGTAAGCTAGCTACCCGCTAGCGCAACGGGGGGGCTGGTCGCAAGACCAGCCCCCCTTTTTTTCGTCTGGCTGCCTGGCTAGCTAGCTCGTCCATGTCGACCAGGCCGACCTGGTCACCCCCTCACGAGGGTTTCAAACCAGGGACCCGCAGGGTACCCCCTGTCTGAACAGCGCACAGTTTTTCTCGCTCTTTGTAAACCTTACACGCGCGGAGGGCTGCGGACAGCCTGGCTGCTATGCGTTTCAATGCCTGCCAGCAGACTGGCACATTAATTGCATCCCTCGTAGGGGCGCCTTCTACCCCAACGAAAGGAGCCAGGGATGGCTACTACCCGAGCGGACTCGGGTGCTTCGACAGAGGCACCAACCACAGCAGCAGAGAAGCCGAAGCCTGCAAAGCTCTCCGAGGACTTCAAGCCGAACGAACCCACTGGAGGGGGTCGGGGGACCGACTCAGAAGGGAAGCCGGACGGATCGCTCTCGGACAAGCAGGTCGAGCGCGCGGCCACCGAGGCGTTGCTTTCTCTGCGACCCCAGCCGTCGGCTGACGAGGTCAGCAAGGTTCTCGAGGCCCTGGGCGAGGTTGACGAGAAAGGGGCGCTGCGCGCCAAAGTCAAGACGGCCAAGGAGGCCGGGGACAAGGCTGTCGCGGAGTTGAACAAACAGCGGGCGGCTTGATAGGCTCTGCCATCGCCGAAGCACGAGGCGAGGCAACAAAGCCCTAACTTCGACGCGCTTGGCGCGGGAGGCAAGTAGATGGCGGCTCCAGATCCTGGCTACGCGGCCATGGCAGCCACGATGCCGTGCATGGTACGGCGCCAACTGGGGAAGTCGGCCGTGGCCACAATACCAGATTATGGCTTCTTCCCATGGAAGGGTCAGAACATCGACACGCCACGTGGCGTAGCTACCAAGTGGACCACCGATGACGACACGCACCCGATCCCATGACGAGACCAAAGCTAGGAATCCGATCAAGGGTTCCTGCTGCGATCCCAAGGGTGCTACGGTCGGGGTCGGCACTGGTAGAGGTAGAGCGGGGCTAGCTCTTGGCTCCAAACCCAAGAAGGGGGTGGGGCGGGGCGGGGTCCGGCGCTAGCCGGTGAACGTCGGGCTGGGAGTCGAACGGGAATGGGGCGGATTCATCCAAGCGTTTGCCGAGACGGTCAAGGAGATCCGGATGATGCTAGGTCTCTCCCAGCAGGACCTAGCCAACCGGGCGATGACCAGCCAAGGGACAATCTCGCGCGTCGAGTCCGGGCTGCACCCAGACGTGCCGTTCATAACGGTGATGAAGCTCCTCCTGACGCTCTCCAGCGATACCAAGCTCATCCCCGAGGCGCTCCGCCCCCAAACACGCGACCTGCTGGGGTTTATAGACGTGCTGCGGCCGATCGTCCCTGGTCTGCAAGCGTCACCACCCGAACCGGCCTTCGCGAATCTTTTGTTGACGCTTCAATCTTTGACGCAGACACAAAGGCGGACGTTTGTTCGGCTGGTAATCCCAATAGCGAAATACGTGGCTAGTGACGGGACCGAGGATACCTAGTGCAGTCTTCCTGTTAATACTGAGCTATAGCATGGCTAAGGCTGATCCGAGACCTGCGCCTCAGAACCCCCTGCAAGCCCTGCGCGAGGCGCCCGAGCTCGCCGAGATACAGTCTGCTCCCCAGTTCACGTTTCTCGCTAATAAGCTCTCCCAAGCATTCGGCCAGCTCGCCCTGGAGGGCTCGTTCGCCGACGCGTTCAATCCAAGCCCAGCAGGGCCAACCCTACTGCCAGCGGCGCAGTCGATAGGTAAGGGCAAGTTCAGTTTAGGCGCAGCGGCCAGCACGTCTCGCATCGACTTCCAGCGGGCGCAGGGTCTAGTGTTAGGGCGCGGCGATGATTTGGTTGTCCAAGCCCTTAACTACCACCTCGAGCTGTGGCAATCAGTGCTCTTTCTGCTCGCCACGTATGGCCTGTGGGATGACTTCGACGCCACACTTACCATGCCCTTCGTGTGGACCAACACCAAGCTCGATGTCACTCGTGGGGGGGTGGGGGGTGGGGTCCGGCTATCCTCGGGCGCGCAAGGCGACTTGACGCTGCGCCTAAAATACTACCTCCAGTACAATACCGGCATCGGCCTAACCTTCAGCTTCCCAACCGGGGTCCCAGAGAAGCTCACGAGCACAGGTGACTATTGGGTGGCCATGTTCGCCACTCATACCGAATCGCTGGGGAGCTGTTGCCAGCTCACCGGGAATGCGGGCATCAACTTTGATCTCAACGATGTGGCCGCGAGTGAGGTCACATATGGCCTCGGGTTCGGGGCCATCCTGATCACTGGGCGCCTGGGCTTGACGATCGAGGTCGCGGGCCGCAGCCAGCTCGAGGACCAAGCAACGCTGCAGGACACAGGAGTCCTGACCACGGATGGAGTCCAACCCCTCCTAGGGGTCGACTTCGCGCGGCAGGACTTGGTGTCGCTGGCCGTTACCTTCCGCGTGCCCCTTACCCATGGG